CGCGGGCGCGAAGAGCGCGGTGGCCGAGAGTTTTTAGCAATTCCAACTTGAATTAGCGGAATTGACCGTTTCGTCAATAGCAACTACCCTAGTTGGACCGTCCAACCCCTATTGACCGAATCGTCACCATGAAAAAACTTCTGACTGTGGCCGCCACGCTGGTCGCGCTGCTCATCACACACAGTGCCTGGGCCCGCGCCGGTGGCGGTGTCTCAGTCGGCAGGGCCGCGCCCTCGATCGCTCGGTCTGTGCCTGCGCCCAGGTACACCCCGCCGCCAGCGCCCCGCCCCGTGGCTGCGCCTACCCCTGCCGGCAATACCACCGTCATCAACCAAGGCGGTGGCTTCGCATCATCGTTCCTTGGCGGCGCGGCCGGCAGCCTGGTTGGCAATGCCCTCTCACACCCGTCGCCCCCCGTGGTCGCCGCACCCGTGATGGCCGGTACTGCAGTTGCCCACGGCATGGCACTGGCTGGCGCCACGCCCAGCATGCTCGTGGTCGAGCAGCGATTTCCGTGGGGCTGGTTCTGGTTTGCCATCCTGCTGCTGGCAATCGCTGCTGCCGCTTTCTGGTGGTATCACCTGCAGCAGGCACTGGAGGACCATTTGAACGATGAGGAATTCGACGAACTGCACTTTTTCTATTCGGTGCAGCAGGCTTCGATGGACGATGACAAGTTCGCCCTGTCTCGTCTGTGCACCCCGGGCATGACTGCAGCGCTCTCGGGAAACCCCGAGCCTGGCCGCAACGCCATCAAAACCCTCACCGGCGTCACCTATGCGTGGTATGTGGGCGACTCGGTGGAGTTCAGTTTCTTCGACACCAAGGAAAGCGTGCGGGTGCGTGAGCGCTGGCAGTTGCGCAACAACCGCCTGGAGGGCATCGAGGTGCTGGGCCCGGCACAAGGCGAATGAGCGAGACCCCCAGGCATGGCGGCGCGCGAGAAGGGGCCGGCGCACCGAGCGGCCCGCGTCAGCCGCCCAGCGAAGACAAACAGGACTTTGACCACTGGCGGGCGCGCAGCGAGCGCGCCAAGGCGCTGCAGGCCGAGCTTGACCTGGGTGTGGCGGAGGGCCGCCTGGTGAACCGTGATTCGGTGCAGGCGGCCAGTGCCACCCTCCTGGCGGTGTTCACGCAGCACTGCCGCGGCATCGGTGACACCCTTGAGCGCACGCTGGGCTTGGCGCCCGAGGCCGCCGCCGCCATCTCCACCGAAATTGACGAGGCCCTGAGTGTGCTGGCCGACGACCTGAAAAAGATGGCCAATGGATGACTTCACGATTGCCCTGGGCGACGTTTGCTCGGGGTATGAGGCCCTGCGCCCGCCCAACCGTGTGACCGTCAGCGAGGGCATCGCCCAAACGCTCTACATCAAGCGCCCGGGTGGCGCCGCCGGCTACTGGAACCCCGCCGAGACCAATTACATGGTTGAACCGGCGGATATGCTCGGCAGCCGGCGGCACGGCGCTGTGTGCTTTGTCGGCCCGGCGCAAACTGGCAAGGCGCTTGATGTAGATACGCCCATTCCAACCCCCGCCGGCTGGACACGCATGGGAGACCTCGTAGCTGGGGATGTGGTGCTTGGCGACGACGGCTACCCGTGCAAGGTGCTCGCCGCTCACGCGGTGCAACTCGATCGGCCCTGCTATCGCGTTGAATTTTCAGACGGCACGAGCATCGTGGCCGACGATGAACACCTTTGGACAGTTGATCGGTTCTATTGGGGCGCACCGAACTGGCGCGAGGTCACGCTGACCACCGCACAGATGCGGAAGCAGGGCGCGATTTATGGCGGCAACCGTCAGCGGTTCCACCTCCGCAACACCGATCCTCTGGCCCTGCCAGTGCTGGCCTTGCCTGTAGACCCATACGTGCTGGGCGCGTGGCTTGGAAACGGCACCGCGCGCACAGATGTGCTGTCGTTTTGGGATCGAGACCTACCCCACTACGTCGAGGCTTTCCGGCGCGGCGGGCAGCACGTCGAGGCATCCAAGGACGGCCCGAATACTGTGTGGATGCGTGCGCCCGATCTTGCGCCCCTGCTGCAGGGCCTAGGCGTTCTCGGCAATAAGCACATCCCGCCGCAGTACCTGCGCGCCTCCTACACCCAGCGCCTGGCCCTACTGCAGGGTCTTATGGACACGGATGGATACCCGGGAATCGAAGGCAAGTCGGCAGTGGAGTTTTCCACGGTCATTGACCGGCTGAAAGACGAGTTTCTAGAGTTGGCCCGCTCTCTCGGGCTGCGCCCCGTGGCGGCGCGCAAGGAAACTACTTGGACGCACGCAGGAGAGCGTCGATATGGCGTGGCGTGGCGCGTCACGTTCTCCGTGTATCCGGGCCTGCCCGTGTTTCGACTGCCGCGAAAGGCAAGCAACTTCCAACCAGCAGAGAAGGATGTTCGACACCGCGGCATTGTCGCCATCACCCCGGTGCCGTCGCGGCCAGTCCGCTGCATCCTCGTGGACAACCCACGCCACCTGTTTTTGGCAGGGCCGGGCATGGTGCCCACCCACAACACTGTCGCTCTGGTAGACGGCTGGCTAGCCCACGCCGTGGCCAACGACCCCGGCGATTTCCTGTGCGTCCAGATGACCCAGGACAAGGCGCGTGAGTACAGCAAGCAGCGGGTGCAGCGCATGCTGCGCAACAGCCCCAAGCTGGCTGCCCTGAAGGGGCCGAGCGGCAAAGATGCCACCATCCACGATTTCCTGTTTCGCCACGGCATGTGGGCCAAGATCGCATGGCCAACGGTTACCAACCTGTCGAGCACGAGCTACCGCTATGTGGCCATCACCGACTACGACCGGATTGCCGACGATATTGACGGCGAGGGTGATGCGTTCACGCTGGGCCGCAAGCGCACGACCACGTTTCTGAGCCGCGGCATGATTGCGGTGGAGTCGAGTCCCGGCCGCCCGGTCACCGACCCCCACTGGCGCCCAGCCACACCGCACGAGGCACCACCAGTCAATGGCATCCTGGGTATCTACAACCGAGGGGACCGACGCCGGTGGTACTGGCCCTGCCCGCACTGCAAGGAATTCCACGAGGCGGCCCCGGGCATCGATATATTTGGCCTGCCCAGCACTGAGGAACTACTGACCACCATCCGCCACATCAACATCGACAAGATGGCCAGGCAGTACGCGCGAATCCCCTGCCCGCACTGCGCCGCAGAGATTGGGCCTGAGCACAAAGACTGGATGAACCGCAGCGGGGTCTGGTTGCCCGATGGCGTCAAGATCGATACCCAGCGCCGCATGAGCGGCGAGGCCCGCACCTCGGACATTGCCAGTTACTGGCTCGGCGGTGTGGCCGCCACCTATATCTCGTGGGAAATGCTGCTGCGCAAGCACCTGCAGGCCCTGCTGGAATTCGCCCTCACCGGCAACGAGTTGGCCTGGCAGACCACAGTGAACACCGATCAGGGCGGCCCGTACATGGCCAGGGCGCTCGCTGCGGCCCAGGCCGCCACCAGCCCCTCAGACCGCAAGGATGCGAGCCTGCAGCGGTTCATCTGCCCGCCCTGGACGCGGTTCCTTGTGGCCTCAGTGGATGTGCAGGGCGGCATCGGCGCGCGGTTTGTGGTGCAGGTGCACGCCATTGGTCCCTACCAAGAGCAGGCCCCTGTTGACCGTTACAACATCACAGAGAGTTTTCGGGATGGTGTGGGCGGCAAGGCCCCGGTAGACCCGGCCAGCTACGCAGAGGATTGGGACTGCATCACCGAACGGGTGCTGCGCAGCACCTACCGCATTGAGGGCCGCGATGACGAATTGCGTGTGCACCTCGTGGTGGTGGACACCGGTGGTGAGGGCCGCAAGGGCAAAAAGCAGGAGGGCGTCACCGAGCGTGCCTATGAGTGGTTCCGCCGCATCCGCCGCGAGGGTGAGCGCAAGCGGGTGGCCATCATCAAGGGCACCGGCCAGAAAGTTGACTGGTATGTGCGCCCCACCAAGGTCGGCGGCAAGGCCGGGCAGGGCGATGTGCCGCTGCACCTGCTCAACTCCAACCTGCTCATGGACGCGGTGGACGCCAGTTCAAAGCGTGAGAGCGGGCCGGGTGCGCTGCGTTTCCCCGACTGGCTCACACCAGCCTGGTTTGAGGAATTCAGCGCCGAGGTGCGCAACGCCGATGGCACTTGGACACAGATTCGGGCCCGCAACGAGAGCGCCGACCTGTGCAAGTACGTGCGCGCCGGCTGCCTCATCCTGGGCGTGGACAAGTGGAAGGATTGGGACAATGTGCCGGCCTGGGCCCTGCCACTGGATGCAGGCAACGCCGGCCTCATCAGCGCCGACGCCCGCCGCGAGATGCGTGACAACGAGCGCATCGCCACCACGCCCCTGGCCACACCGGCGCAAGAGGCACCCCGGGCCTTCCCGCAGCGCCGGTCAACGCCCTCCAACTACCTCTAGGGCTGGCGCTGCCACCACTCGTAGCCCACCCGCGCGGCAATCTCCAGGCCGCGGGAGGAATTGCCGCCCCCAATCGCTTTGAGCCGGCGGCGCGTCATCTCGTTGGTGCTGTAGGTGGTCGCCTTGACCGGCTCAGAGGGGTCGGCCAGCTTGGGGCCAGGCTTTCGGCGAGGGGGCTTGTCCATACCGGAACTCTACATAGAGATGCGGGGCATTTGGGTACAACGAAATTGCCCGGCCGACATTAACGCCCCCCTCTCGGCAAACTCGCCGCCACTATGGCGGTAACTCAGGCAGACATTGATGCGCTCAACGCGGCTATCGCGTCAGGCGAGCGGCAAGTGGTCATCGGCGGCGAGTCGATTACCTACAACACCACCGACTCCCTGATTCGTGCGCGCAATGACCTCCTGGCCCAACTGAACGCTGCCACCGCACGCACTGAAGGCAAGCGCCGACCGCGGCAGACTGTGCTCACCTATCAAGGCCGGGGGTACTGATGCCGCGCCGCCGCAAACCCATCACCCCTACCAACAAATACGACGCGGGCGGCAGTGGCCGACGCATCGCTGGCTGGCGCCCACCATCCACCGGCGGCCAGCGTGCGGTCGAGGCACTACCCAAAATTCGTGACCGGGCGAGGGATGCCGCGCGCAACGACTGGAGCGCTTTTGCCGCGAGCCAGAAGTGGGTTACCACGCTCATCGGGATGGGCATTCAGCCGCGGTTCAAGCGCATCCCCGAAGGAGCCCGTCGCCAGGCGCTCGTTGACCTGTGGAATGACTGGACGCGCGTGGCCGATGCTGACGGTGTGCTCGACTTCTACGGCATGCAGGCCCTGGCCGTTCGGACGTGGTTCGACTCGGGTGAGGTGTTCCTGCGCTTGCGGCCCCGCCTGGTTGACGCCCCGCTACCCGTACCCCTGCAGGTGCAACTCATCGAGGGCGACTACGTGCCCATGATGGACGCCGATGCGTGGGAGGGCATGCCCGAAGGCAACCGCATCCGCCAGGGCATCGAAATCAACAACTACGGGCGCCGAGTTGCCTACTGGATGCACCGCGAGCACCCGGGCGATGCGCGAGGTGTGATCGCCCCCAGCATGCTTGTGCGCGTGCCGGCGGCCCAGGTGCGCCACATTTTCGAGCCCAAAAGGCCCGGCCAAATGCGGGGTGTCAGCGAGCTATCCGCTGTGCTGGTGCGCCTGCGGATGGCTGGTGATTTCGAGGACGCCGTGCTCGATCGCCAGCGCCTGGCCAACCTGTTCACCGCTTTCGTCACCAAGGCCATGCCCGACGATTGGGAGGACGTGGATGTTGACCAGAACACGGGCTTGCCCAAGTGGTATGACGGCGATGGCCGCGCCGTGGCCGCCATGTCGCCAGGCACCACACAGGAACTGTTGCCCGGCGAGGACGTGAAGTTTGCCAACCCGCCCGAGGCCGGTATCTCGCACCCCGACTATCTGCGCACTGTCCACATGGGCACTGCGGCGGCCGGCGGCCTTCCCTATGAACTGCTCTCGGGCGACATTCGGCACGTCAGTGACCGCACGTTACGGGTGCTCATCATTGACCTGCGCCGGCTGGCCCGTCAGCGCCAATGGCACATGGTCATCCCGATGATGTGCCAGCCCGTCATCGAGGCGTTCGTGACTGCTGCGGCCCTGGTGGGCAAGGTCCGGGTACGCGAGCTTGACGACGCACGCCGAGTTGAATGGTCGCCTGAAGGCTTTGAGCACATCCATCCGGTGCAAGACCCGCAGGGCAAGATTCTGGAAATAGCGGCGGGCCTGCGCAGTCGGTCATCGGTCATCAGCGAGCGTGGCGACGACCCTGCCACCGTGGACACCGAGCGCGCCGACGATGCGAAACGCGCCGAGGCGCTGAACTTGAATCCGCCGCCCCCCGAGCCGGCGCAGCAGCAGCAGCAGCAGCAGCAGCAGCAGCAGCAGCAACAGGCGCTTGTAGAACTTACCGAGGTCGTCGCCCGCATTCAGCGGCAAGGCCCCGAGGCAGAGGGCCGCCTGGTGGACATGCTGCGCCAGTTTGAGGCTCGCACCGCTGCGCAGCCGCCAACCCCCAACGCTCTCGCCCCCGTGGTGGACACCCTTGCCGAGCAGTTGAAGCAAGCGCAGGCACAAATGGCCACCTTGGCACAGAGCCTGGCCGACCGACCCACCGAGGTCAACGTGCAGCCGGCAGCAGTGACGATCGAGCCCACTGTGGTCAACGTCGCTGCACCCGAGGTCACCGTGACCAACAACGTGCCGCCCGCCGAGGTCACTGCTGTGGTCGAACTCCCCCCACGAGAAACAACCACGGTCATCGAACGGGACGACCCGGGAAACATCGTCAACGTGGTTCAGACCGAACGAACCATCCAGTAACGGCTGAAGGAGCCACCCATGACCCTCTCCATTTCCACCGCCGGCCGCACTGCCGAGATGAACGCCCTGTTGGCGCTGATCCCCGGCGGCACCATCAAGCTCTACGATGGCGCCAAGCCGGCTAGCCTGGGAACCCCGGCGGGGGTCTTGCGGGCCACGCTCACGCTGGGCAACCCGGCCGGCACCGTGTCAGCCGGTGTGCTCACTATCGGTGCCGTCACGCAGACCAACAGTGCCCACTCAAACGGCACGCCCACCTTCGTGCGCTTCTCTGACAGCAGCGGCACTGTCGTGATGGACGTTGACATTGGCACTGGCGCGGGCACCGTTTCATTCACCGGTAACGTGGCAAACGGCCAAAACGTCACCGTCACCGGCCTCACCATGACCGCTGGCAACCCCTGACCCTGGGCTGACCGTGGCAACAGCCGTCTCTCTCAGCTACAGCGCCGCCAGTGGCGCCGGCATCCACGCCGGGCGCTACCCGGGTGGGCGGCTGTCTGGTGCGCCCGTGCTGGGCGATGTTGCGCCTGGCGGGTCGCTGGGCGCTGCATCGATCCTGGGCGGCAACGTCACGCTCGCCGACATAGCCCCGACCGGCACGCTGGGCACCGCGATCACATGGGATGCCAACCTGGGTATCACTGCCGTTGCACTGCCATCGTCGGTGACGTCAGCCGGCTTCACGCTGCTTGCCTCGGGCGACCGCGCGCTCGACTTCTACGGGTCATTCACGCAGCACCAGGGCATGGTCTATTTCCCGCCGCTGCGGTCAATGATCTGCTTCGGTGCTGAGACGCACGGCAATGCTCCGTACAACGGCGTGAATAGCCCGCGCATCATCGAACTCGACACGATGAAGTTGTCGCGGGCACTGCCCGACGATCCGGTGACGACTGAGCGGCTGAGCACTGATGGCATTCCCTGGGCGGATGCTGCACACACCCGCCCGTGGTCGATGCACGGCTTCAGGCAGCAGATGGTCATTGGTGACGAGCTGTGGGTGTGCTACGACGCCATGCAGCACAGTTATTTTGACGGGTACGGCTCGCCAGCGAACACCCCGATCTACGAGGGCGTGGCGACCACTACCAAGCCGGTCATTTGGGCCTGGAAGCCGAGCACGAAAGCCTGGCGCTATATCGATGGCGGCGCAAACAACGCCAACGTGGCTGCAATGCTCGGCGTGAGCTACGGTTTGGTCTACAGCGCCTCGCGCAACAGCATCATGGGCCGGCCTGGTGGGTCCGTCGGCTGGGCGGAGCTGTCGCTGGCCGACTTCACCTTGGGCGCATCGCGGCCGTCACCGCCTATCAGCGGGGTGAACAACTACAGCCTCCTGTTGCCCAATGGCCGGGTGATTGTTGGCGCAGGCGGCGAGGGCGACACGGTGCTGTTCAGCATTGTGGACCCGGCGAACCCCGGCGCCTACGTCACGATCAATAAGGCCAGCTACGCGTCAATCTCGGGTCTGTCTACGCGAGACACGCCGTGGGCCGTGCTCCCGAGCGGGCGTGTCATCGGGTTCCTCAAAGACGTTGCGGGCGGCCTGCTTCGCCCGTTCATCTTCGACCCAGCAGACAACAGCCTGACCGATAGCGGGCACTCGCTGAATGTCGGAACGGCGGGCAGCGCCACCACTTGGTACTGGCAAGGTTGCGACTACGCCAGCGACTTCGGGCAAGTGATTTTCGCCTCGTACCTGGGCAGCCTGCTGCGCGTCTGGTCCTACAAACCGTCATCGGGCGTCTAAATGGCACAGCCAACCCTTCTGCGCACGGCATCAAAGGCGCACGACTTCACCACGCCGGCTCCGCTGGTCGTTGATCTGACGGGCGCGCACGCCATCCTGGTGGTGGCGTTCCAAGACTCGACCGCCGATGCGGCGTTCAGCTTCACCGGGTGCTCGATTAGCGGTTCTGGCCTGTCGTTCACAGCCGGCACCGAGGTGATCTGGAATACGAACGCCTCCAGGCGGCGTGCGTTTTGGCTGACCAGCAACTCTATTCCGAGTGGTTCGCAGACCATCAACGTGACATGGACAGGCACGCGGCGCGGAGGTTATGTCGTCTACGTGTTCAACGACGCCGGCGCATCGCCGGCCATCACCATCGTCGGCAGTACGCCAGTCGCCACTACGGGATCAAGCCCGGCTGCCCAATCGTTCACGGTCACCAGCACCACGGCCGCAGCCGAGTGTTTGGCATTTGTCGCAGCCTGCAATTTCCAAGCATTCAGCGGCACGCTTCCCGCCACCGGATCGGGCGGAACAACTGCAGTCGGCTATGACAACACCAGCTTGGTGTGGCAGGCCTGGTTCAGTGAAAACGGCGCAGCGACATCGACGGTGATGGACTGGACGTGGAGCACCACGGGCAACAACCTGTCGCTGTTCGGTTTCTCGATCACCGGCAGCGCCCCGTCTGCCACGCTTGGCGGCAACGTCACGCTCGCAGACGTAGCCCCCAGCGGCGGCCTCAGCAGCGTCGCCAGTTCTCTCAGCGGCAACGTCACGCTCGCCGATGTAGACCCGACCGGTACTTTGGGCGCACAGCCTGGCGCATTCGCCAGCGAAGTGTTGAAGGACTGGACCGGCGCCGTGCAGGCCAGCACCGCGCTGACCTATTACCGGCTCTACAACCCCACCACAGGCGCGCTGGTGGTGTCGCGCACGGGCCTGTCAACTGACAGCGCTGGCATCGTGTCATTCACCGACGCGGCGCTGACCGCTGGAACCAGCTACGCATCCGACTGGCTCACCGCCAGCGGCGCGCGGCGCATGCCGGTGAAGGCTGCCGCATGAGCTGGGTCAGTTCGCCCGACGCCAGCCTGGTCGGTGGCTGGCTCTCGTCGCAATACAGCGGCCTGGGGGCTACGGGCGCAGTCATCAATGCAGCAAGCTCGGGTGGTGAGAGCGGCGCCGGCCCGCTGTACGGCTTGGGCCTGTCGGGCGCCAGCGAGTATTACTGGCGGGTCACCACTGCGCCTGCCAGCGGAGCCTTGGTGATCTATGAGGACGGCACGTTCAGCCATACCGGTGCGGCGGATGGTTCCTGGACGTGGACGGCCAATGTCTACGCCGATGGAGTGCTGCAGTGGTCGCTCACCGTGACGGGTACTTTTGGAACCCCAACGCTCAGCGGCAACATCACGCTCGGCGGCCTGAGCCTCACGGGTGCGCTGGTGGGCCCAACCCTCAATGCTGCCGACCTTGATGCTATTGCCCAAGCAGTCTGGTCCCGTGTGATTGAGCACGGGCTGACCGCTGAGCAAATGCTGCGGATCGCGCTCGCTGCGCTGGCAGGCAAGGCCAACGGCATCGGTACTGGCACTGAGACCTACCTGGGTGTGGACGGCACCACCACACGGATCGCGGCGGTTTTTGACTCGCAAGGCAATCGCCTCGACATGACGCTCAACGGTGTGCCATGACGCAGTTCAAGGGTCGGCTGTTCGGTGGCAAGTTGTTCGCCGGGCGGCTGTTCCACGGTGTCACTGAGGTTGCGCCGCCCGCACCAGCACCCGAGGCAAGCGCCGGGGGCCGCGGCAAAGGTCGCAACCGCACCAGGCTGACAGAACCGCCCGCGCCGCGCCGCGACCGCGATGACGATGTGCTGCTGTTCCTGCTGCGATAGCGAAATAGCGCGGCCGACATTCCCACGGGCAACTCAATAGGATTTCATCATCATGAAAATCTGGTATTCGATCACTGCCAAAAGCGAAGCCACCGCCGAAATCTCGATCTTCGGACCCATCGGCAATACGTGGGACGGCGAGGGCGTGACTGCCAGCAAGTTCATTTCAGACCTGAAGGCGATCAAGGCCCCCAACATCGAACTGTCGATCAACAGCCCCGGCGGCTCGCTGTTCGACGGGCTGGCCATCTACAACGCCCTGGCCACGAGCGGCAAGACGGTCACCGCCAAAATCATGGGTGTGGCCGCCAGCGCCGCGTCAATCGTTGCTATGGCGGCCAGCAAGATCGTCATGCCGAAAAACTCGCACATGATGGTGCACAAGGCCGCGAACTACGCATTCGGCAACGCTGACGAAATGCGCGAGACCGCCGCAGTGCTTGACACGCTGGACAACTCGATTGCCGCCACCTACGCGGCCCGCACCGGCAAGCCCCTTGATGAGGTGAAGGCACTGCTGGACAAAGGCGACACTTGGATGAACGCCGACGAGGCGGTTGCTGCCGGCTTCGCGGACGAGACCACTGACCTCGTGACGGCCACCGCCGAGTTCGACATGGACAAGCTGCCCGAGGCGGTGCGCAACAGCCTGCGCCCGCCCGCGCCGCCGGTCGCCCCGTTGGCCGACCGCATCAAGGCTGCTGCCGAGACCGCCGGCCTGGGTGCCTACGCTGCCGCGTTCGTGCTCGACCCCAAGCTGGCCACGATTGAGCAGGCCCAGGCCGCCATCGACCAGGCGCGAGAGGTGGTGCAACTCGCCGCTGTGGCGGGCAAGCCTGACATGGCCAGCAAGCTCATCACCTCCCGCGCCACTTGGCCCGAGGCCCAGGCAGCCATTGCCTTGGCCCTGGCCGCCGAGGACGAGGGCAACCCCGTGGACAACAAGCCCGGACCCACCAACACGCCCAAACCGGCCGCTGCACCCACGGGGCCTGCGGCCTATTGGGCAGTCAAGTCGGCGGCCTGATCCCCAACGCAACTGGAGCAACCAGAAATGACGACCATCACCCAGGGCTATCTCGTTGGCGAGTGGCTGATCTCCGAGGCGGACGGCACCGGTTCGCGCGATACCGCCACCGTGACTGTGGCCGGCGCTGTGGCACTGCCCTCGGGCACGGTTCTCGGCAAGGTCACTGCCACCGGCAAGTACCTCAAGCACTCCACTGCTGCGGTGGACGGCTCGCAGAATGCCGCCGCCATCCTGCTGACCGATCTTCCGGGCACCAACGGCGACTACTCCGCCGTCATTTTCGCTCGTGATACCGAAGCCATCAGTGCCATTCTGAATGGTGGCACCGGCCCCCTGACGGGTGCCGCCGCTTCGTTGCTGGCGCTGGGCATCGTCCTGCGCTGATCGCCCCGCCCACCCGCAACCTTCTCACTGGAGCAACCACATGCTGATCGACGTTTTCAAGGGTGACCCGTTCAAGCTCGCCACCCTTTCCAAGGCATTGAATGACATTCCGTTCATGCCCACTCGCCTGGGTCGCCTGGGCCTGTTCACGCAAGAGCCCATCACCACGACCACGGTGCAGATCGAGCGCCAGGGCGAGACCTTGGCGCTGGTGGCCAGCAAGCCTCGCGGTGCTCCGGGTACTCCGGTCGTACCGAACCGCCGCACGCTGCGCAACCTGTCCACCGTCCACCTGCCCACCGAGGTGAGTGTGCTGGCCGATGAGGTGCAGGGTCTGCGCGCCTTCGGCACCGACAGCGACGAGACGACCGCGCTGGCCTGGCTGAACCGCAAGATGGCTGTTGCCCGCCGTCGCATCGAGTTGACGCTGGAATACCACCGAATTGGCGCCATCAAGGGCCAGGTGCTGGACTCGGACGGCAGCACGGTGCTGGTTGATCTGTTTGCCGAGTTCGGTGTGACCCAGCAGACCCTTTCGATGGCCTTGGGAACCGATACCACCAAGGTGCTGCAGAAGGTGGTCGCGCTCAAGCGCATGGTCGAGGACGAGCTGGGCGGCATCCCCTACAGCGGTCTGCGTGTCGAGTGCTCTCCCGAGTTCTTCGATGCCTTCACCGGCCACCCGCTGGTGCGTGACGCCTTCACCTACTACCAGCAGACTTTCAAGTCGAGCGACGTGCGTGACGGCTTCGTGTTCGGTGGTGTCCTGTGGGAAGAATACCGCGGCAGCGTGGGCTCCACCCGGTTCATCGAGGCCAACGCCGCCTATGCGGTGCCCGAGGGCGTGCCTGACCTGTTCACCCAGCACTACGCGCCGGCCCCGTACATGGAGACGGTCAACACGATGGGCATGCCCTTCTACTCCAAGATGGAAATCATGGATTACGACAAGGGTGTGAACGTCGAGATGCAGAGCAATCCGCTGTCGTTCTGCACTCGCCCCCGCGCCATCGTCAAGCTGACGGTCTGATGCCGAGCGCCGCCGCGATTCGCGCCAGCGAGCGTGTGCGGGCTCGCCTCGGCCAGCCCAGCATGCTCAACGGTGTGGATTGCGGGGCGGTGCACATCGAGCATGGTGTGCGCGTCTACCTCAGTGACGTGGCGGTGATCCGCACCGTGGCCACCATCGGCGTGCAGCATGCCCCGGCCACGGGCAAGACCTTGATTCATCCGACAGAGGGCAGTCTTGTCCTCGACGCTCTGCTGGGCGACAACGGCGCCAGCAGGCGCTTTGTGGTGAGGCCGGTATGAGCCGCCAAAATTCCTTTGCAGTCGAAATCGGTACTGAGCAGGTGCTGGCCCTGGCGCAGCGCCTGGAGGGCGCCACCGGTGCGAGCTTCAACGCTGCCCTGGTGCGCGCAGTGCAGGCCACTGCGGAGCGGTTCGACACCAAGGCCCGGCGTGCGATGAACGCGAGCATTGCCCTGAGCGATGCCTACGTGAGCAGCCGCATGGAAGTTGACCGCAGCGACGGCGTTCCCCGTGTGACTATCACCGCGGCAGGCCCCGGGCGCCAAGGCCGCAAGGGGCTCACCATCCTGGGCCACTACAACCCCAAGACGTTCACCGGCAGCCTGGCGCGGCCGGGCGGTGTGACGATCGAGGCCACGCGCGGAAAGCCGCAGCGCCTGGAGCGCCGCGCATTCATCATGCGCCTCAAAAAGGGCACTGTGGCCGGCGACCAGATGGGCGTTTTTGAGCGCCTGGGCCCCGACTTCAAGAATGCAGACGGCAGTATCAGAAAGCGCAATTGGAAGCACCTCTATGGTGTCAGCCCCTATTCGCTGTTCCGGTTCCAAGTCGAGCACGGCGTGGCCGCACTGCAGGACGACCTAGAGCACACGTCGCTCGATGAGCTTGCAAAGGCGATTGACCTGTGACGCACGCCTACGAAACGGTCGGTGCGGCCATCAAGGCACGTCTGGAGCAGTGCACCATCTTGCAGGGCGCCGAGACCAACCTGGGCGCCAAGGTCTACCGCGGCCGGCGCAACATCACCGATGACCAGATGCCGTGCGCGGTGCTGGTTGAGGGCGAGGCCGACGCAGGCGACCGGCGCGGGGGCCGCGCGGTGCAGTACGCAATCAAGGCCAACTATGCCCTGCACGCCTATGTGCCGTGCGACCCGGATGACCCCAATGTGGCCGCCCACGCTGCGCTGCGTGACATGAAACGCAGGGTGTTGGCCGACTCCACCCTCACCGGCCTGGCGCAGGCCCGAGACGTGGAATTCAAGAGCACGGATATTGCCCCCCGTGTCGATGGCGCGGCTTTCGTCCTGGCGGTCTTGACCATCGCTGTCACGCTGTACGAGGACATGGCCACTCCCTGAGAAATAAGGCGGCCGACAACAAAGGCCGCACCTCCCTAAACTTTTCGCAGACCTATTGGAGTCAATCAACATGACCACTGCACGCGGCTTCCTCGGTGCCGGCGATATTTACATCAGCCGCTTCGACACGACCTCTGGCCTTTTCCTTCCCATGCAGGGGCCCTACGAGTCCACCAAGTTTGAAATCAAGGCCACCACCAACCTGGTGGAAATGACCTCGCGCAGCCGCGACGGCTATGGTCAGATCGTGGAATCGGTGCCCATCCCGCAGCCCACCGAATTCGCCATCAGCCTGGCTGAGGTCAACAAAGAATCCTTGACCCTGGCACTGCTGGGCACTCAGGCCACCCTGACCCAGGCCGGCGCGACCGTCATCGACGAGGTGCTGGTGGCCAACTTGGGTGCCTGGTCGAAGTTGCTCAAGAACAACCTCAACGCCAACAGCGTGGTGGTGACCAATTCGGCCGGCTCCACCACCTACGTCGAGGGTACTGACTACACCGTCAACTACCAACTCGGCTGGATCAAGGCCAACGTGGGTGGCGCCATCACCAACCTGCAGAGCCTGAAGGTGGACTATGTGGCCGCCACGGTGAACGGCTCACGCATCAAGGGCGTGACCAACTCCCAACTGCGCGCGCAAATTCTGTTTGATGGCGTGAACATGGCCGATGGCGCACCGGCGGTGGTCGAGTGCTACGAGGCGGTTCTGTCATCCTCGGCAGCTTTCGATTTCCTCTCGGACAAGTTCAACGAAATCCCGCTGTCGGGGCGTCTCAAGACCCCGGTGGGCAAGAACGAACCGTTTGAGGTTCGTCTGCCGCGAGGCTGATTGACTTGACCGACGCCCCTTCGGGGGCGCCTACCCTCCTGCACGGGCACACACATGGCGACCAATGCCCGCGACGTTAGCCTGACCATCAAGGCCAACACCTCGGGGGAGGGCGAAATCAAGGCCCTGGCCACGCAGGTCAGGGCCCTGGGCAAAGCAGGCACCGACGCCGCCCCCGAGTTTGAGCGGCTGGCCACGGAGCTTGACACGCTCGCCGGGCAAGCCCGCACCGTTGACAACTTCAAGGCGCTCACCGCCGAGGTGGACGCGGCCGGTGCAGCCCTGCGCAACTCGGCCACGATTGCCGAGGGCGCCGGTGCCGCCTACCGCCAGCAGGCCGCCGCCACCAACGAACTGCGTGATGCTCAACGAAAGGCCGCCGATGAGGTGGTTCGCGTCAAGGGCGCGCAGGACGATGCCCGGGATGCCCTGCGCCGCCAGCGCCTGGAGGCGAGCGCGGCTACCAAGGACACTGACGAGTACGCCGCATCCGTCAAGCGGGCCAAACTCAACATTCTTGACCTGGGCACCGAACTGCGTGCCAAGCGCAAAGACCTGTCCGAGGCAACTGCCGCCACGCGCGAAGCAGCCAAGGAGGAAAGCACTCTCGCGGACGCCCACCAGCGAGCCGCCAAAAGCCTGGCAGAAAATCAGGCCGCCGAATCCAAGCGGTCGAGCGCACTGCGCGAGGCTGCAGAGGCCGCCCGCCTTGCCGGTGTCAATGTGGCCGACCTCACCGGTGAGGAAAGCCGACTGGCCAGCACCCTCACCACCGTGGTTGCCGCGGCTGAGAAAAACCGCGTCGGGATGCTGGAAGCGGCGGACGCTGCTGAGAAGTTGGCACAGGCCACTGCCCAGGCCGAGCGGTCTGAGCAGGCCCTGGCGGAAATTCGCAAAGTCGCCTATCAGCAAAACAACGCGGCCAAGATCAAGGCGGAGGCGGAGGCGGCGCGTGACCTCGCCCAAGCCCAAGCCCAAGCCGAGAAGTCTGAGCAGGCCCTGGCGGAAATTCGCCGTTTGGCCTACCAGCAGGATGCTGCCGCCAAGATCAAGGCCGAGGCCGAAGCGCAGGCCCTGCTCAATACCGAGCAAGCCCAGGCCGAGCGAATCCAGACCGCGCTGGCCAATATCCGTCGTATCGCCTACCAGCAGAACACTGCTGCGCAGATCAAGGCCGAGGCCGACGCCCTCCAGCAACTGGCCGCCGCCGCCCAACAGGCTGCCGATGCACTGCCCAAGGCGTTCGGCCAGGCCGGCGTGCGCAGCGTGGCCTTGATCCAGGCTGAAATCTCGCAGACCGGCCGGGCGCTCACATATCTTGAAGCGCAGTTCAAGGCGGGTGCCATCAGCGCCTATGACCTCCAGCGTGCCACCGGCTCAGCCGCGGCCCGCATGCAGCAACTGCGTGAGGAAATGCAGCAACTGCCGGCAGCCACGGGGCTGCTGGAGCGCATGAATGCATCGGTGCTGTCGTTGGTCAACCGCTTTGGTGCACTGAGCGCTGCGGTGGCCACGGTCGGCTTTGCAGTCAAGCCCATCCTTGACGCCAATATCGCCCTGGACAGCATGCGCCGCGTGCTCACCACGGTCTACGGGTCCGCCGCAGAAGCAGGCAAGCAAATTGATTTTGTGCGCCGCGTGTCCGAGGCCGCCGGCCTGAACGTGACCACCACTGGCGAGGCGTTCACCAAGTTCGCTGCTTCGGCAAAAAGCGCAGGGGTTAGCACTGACCTCGTGCAGCGAGTTTTCGAGTCCACCGCCAATGCTGCCGGCAACCTGGGCCTGAGCAGCGACAAGGTGGGGAACATCCTCAATGCCCTGAGCCAGATGGCCAACAAGGGCACGGTCAGCATGGAGGAACTGCGCGGCCAGTTGGGCGAGTCGTTGCCCGGCGCACTGTCTCTGCTGGCCAAGGGCTTGGGCATCACCGAGCCCCAACTTGTCAAGCTGGTCGAGTCGGGCAAGCTGCTCACAAGCGAGGCCCTGGGCCCCCTGGCCAAGGCGATGGACACGCTTGCTGCCCCTGGCGGCCGCGTGGAAGGCCTGCGTGCGTCGATGGAGCGCCTGGGCAACAAGTTCGTTGAGGCGTACCGGCAGATCGGCGACTCGGGAGCGGTCAAGGCCCTCGGCGCGGTACTGGACGGCTTGGCCAGCAACTTCGGTGTGGTCAGCAAGGCCGCCGTGGTGATGTTCGAGGCCCTGGCCATCAGCAAGTTGCTGGCCCTCGCGTCCAATTTCCTCGGCCTCAAGGCGGCCACCGATGCAGCCGCAGCCGCAGCACTGCGCTCGGCCGAGGCGTCCACCGCAGAGGCTGCAGCGTCTACCCGCGCCAGTGTGGCCGCCACCGAGAAGGCAGTCGCCACGCGCGCCGCCGCTGTTGCGTCCGATATTGCGGCTGCCGCCGCAGTGCGCAATGCCGCAGCCCAAACTGCTGCAACTGCAGGAATGACCACGGGGGTCACGGCGGCTGCCGTCGCCGCCAATACCCTCACGGTTGCCAAGGGGGCGCTTGCTACTGCCGGGGCCCGAGTCCTGGCAGTGATGGGTGGGCTGCCCGGCCTGCTTCTGGCTGCCGGGCTGGCCATGATTCAGTTTGGCCCCGCCATCCTGAAAGCTGCCGCCGGCATGCTCGGGTTCGGTGATGCTGCCAAGCAGGCAGCCGCGTACACCAAGTACCAGGCCGAGCAGACAGCACTGGCCGCCAAAGAGCATGGCGCGGCCGAGGCGTCCCTGGTCCAGGCAAAGGTGCGCTATGGGGAACTCGCACATTCCCTGAACGAGGCCACTGTCAACGCTGAGAAGCACGTCAAGGCAGTCAAGGATGTGGGCGACGCCAGCGTGGCTGTCGCCGACCTGACGGGTCGTGAGAGCGACAAGCTCCAGGCCACTGCAAAGGCCCGTGCCGACAACGTGGTGGCGCTGGAGGCAGAGGCCAAGGCACGCAAGGCCGAGGCTGTTGCCACCGAGGGCCTGGTGACGCGCATGGAGCGCGAAATCGCCGTCAAGGGCAGCCTGTTGGCCTCTGACCAGGCGCAACTTGATAGCCTGCGTGAAAAGCTAGACCTTGTAGGCCGCCTCGCCCCAGGGGAGCAAGCGCTGCTTAAGGTACTGGAGGACAAGGAAGACCAGGCCAAAAAGTCCACTGTGGCAGACCTTGAGGCCCTGAAGGTCACCCGCGAGAAGCTGGCCGCCCAGCAAGCTGCATCCGAGCAGACTGCTGCGGCTACGGTCAAAGAGCGTGCCCTGGCGGAGGCCAGCAACTTTGCTGCTGAGGCGGCTCGGAACAACACCGCCCGCATCAAGGAACTGAAAGACGCCTGGACTGCCTCAGAGAAGGAACTGGCTCGTTTGACCCAAGGCCAGCGGGACGGTTGGGTCACCCAGGAGCAAGTCACCGTAGCGACCACGCGGGCAGCGCAGGCGCAAGGGCTCTACCGCGGAGCCCTTGAACAGTCCCTGAAGGTCGGTGTTGATTTACGCGAATTGCAGACTGGCATCAGCGACGACTACTTCAAGCAGGTGGGCGCCATCAATGGTGTCATCACCACGTTGAAGGCTCTCGGGGTTTCCGCTGAGAAAGCCAGTCCTCAGTTGAGCGCTGCCCTAGACAAGCAGATCGAGGCCGCCAAGACCAAAGAGGAATTGGAGTTTCTGAAAGCGGAAGTGCTGCGCGCCCGAGACGCTTTCCTGCTGCTGGGCCCTGACGCAGAGCGAGAGCTTCTACGCATCAAAAGTCGGGTCATTGAACTGTCTCCCGCAATGTCGCAGGCCGCCAAAGACGCCAGGCTCCTGGGCGTTGAACTGAAAGACAAAATCGGCGGCGGCGCCGACGCGGGTGTGAAGGCATCGCTGGAGGCATACGAGCGCCTGAAGGTGGGCGGGCAGGCCACTGAGCGCGAAGTTGGCCAGGCGTTCGTCAATCTCGCTACCAAGGCAATCGATGCCAACCGCGGCATCGTGCCCGAGTGGGTCAAGGTCGAGGCTGCTATTCGCGGTGCCACCATCCAGATTGATGAGAATGGTAAGGCTACCGTGCAGGCGGCGGACCTGACACTGAAAAACACCAAGCAGATGGCTGCGGGCTTTGACCATGTGGCTGACTCGGCTCAGAAGGCAACAGACGCTGCGCTCCGGTACGGAAGCGCCCTCAAGTCAACGCAGTACGACGCTGAAAAGTTTACCCTGGGCGCAGACGGTCAGCGGCTGACTGCCAGCAATGGAACTGCTGACCCCCTTGCAGCGCGCCAGCAAGCGAACAGCGCGCAGGCCACTTTCGATGCCGCCCTGTCTGCGTATCTGCTCGCATCTGACAAGGTTCAGAACTACAGCAAGTATTTTTCTACGACCGGGGTTAGCGCAGCAACTACGGGTGCCCGTCAAAGCGCACTGCAGGAGGAACTGACCCGAGCGTTGGCTGCACTTCAAACAGCGCAGGCAAGCCTGACCCCCGTGCCGGGTGTCAAAAGCCCTGTGGCAACGGAGCCTAGCGCCGCCCCGGCGGCCAGCAGCACCCGTACCGTCAACATCAACCTCACCGGTATGGGCAGCACCAGCATCAACGTGGCCAGTGACGCCGATGCTGCTCGGCTTGAGGCAATGCTTCAACAACTCGCCGCCGCGTCGGCCAGGAGCGGCGGATGACCACACTGAGCGACGGCACCACCACCGTCACCTTGAGCGCTGATCTTGCCTGGAGCGATGAGTTTGCTTGGGCCCCGGTCGAGCAGACCGTGCAGCGCACCATCACCGGCGCGGTCATCGTGCAGGCCGCCGCCCGGGTGGCCGGCAGGCCCATCACGCTCGCGGCCAGCGATGAGCAGGCCGGGTGGCTCACCCGCGCCGCCCTGGACCAATGCCGCGTGTGGGCACTCATCCCGGGCCAGCAGTTGACCCTCAACTACCGAGGCGTCAGCCACACCGTCATTTGGCGACACCAAGACACCGCCATCGATGCGAGCCCGGTGGTGTTCTACGCGGACGTGCAGAGCGGCGACTTCTACCGCGCCACCTTGCGATTCATGGAGCTTTGAAGCATGCCCACCATCACCATTTCTGACATCAAGTTGCTGGCCAGTGCCCGCATGAACGACGATGCCAACGGCGGCGGTCCGATGACCGGCACCGCAGTGCAGGACGGCGCCGAAAACAACGTCTTCCCCGACGTGTCCAGCACCGACAGGGCCTTTGGCCGCCTGGCGCTACGCAAGGTGTTCCCCGCCGTTCTCAACAGCGGCACGGACACGATGCTGGGCGCCCACGTCATCCTCGACGACATGCCCGACGACACCAATGTGGGTGCATGGGCGCTGCTGGGGTCGAGCGCCACCGAGAGCCGCGAGGAACTGCTGGCCCGTCTGCAGGTGTCGCATTGGGAGCCCGCAGCAGCCGGCGGCTGGGTATGGGCTTCCTCACCCTACCTCTATTCGCGCATCAAATGCCCGGCGGGGGTGGCACCGCCGTCCGAGGGTACGGTGGTCTATATGACCCAGGGGGACGGGCGCGTCTCCACCCCTGTGCTGCTCACTTCGGCCACACTGGTGACCGGTGACACGGGTGGCTTCTCCAGCACGGTGGCAGGTGACACGATCTACGCGGTGAGCTATGACGGCACCCTGGCGCTGACCTCGGGCACAACCTACACACTCGGGGCGCAGTGGGGTGTGCCCAGCCTCTCGTCGCCACGTCTGTCCACCACGCGGCCCGTGACGGGCGCGCTGTCCATCGGGGCAACCTACTGCGATGTTGATTCGTTGCTGGTGCCGGTGGTGCCCAAGCAACTCGGGGCGGCGGCCGGTTCTGCCGCGCAGATCGGCATTGACGCATCGGCGATGCTGCCTGCTGGACGCGCCATCGGGTTTCGCTCAGGGGACGGTCTGGTGCTGCGACACAGCGCCGATGTGGCCGCCGCTACCTATACCAATGGCAACACGATCAACGTGGGGCGCACGGGCCTGTCTGACGTGCGCCTGATCGACACCAATGGCGCAAGCATCCTCTCGGGCTGGACGGTCAACCTGTCAACAGGCATCGTCACCGTGACCAGCATCACTGGCTGGGCTCAACCGGTCAAGGTGCGCCACAGCATTGAGGAAGTGGTGGCCTGCTCGCGTACCGGCTACGGTGAGAAAAGCGGTGGCTCGACGGGCTCGGGGTCGTCGCAGGCCACGGCGCCGTTCACGTTGAGCACCGGGCTGACGATGTACTGCGGTCGGACTAATGTGGGCAGCATTCGGGTCATCAGTCGGACGGGCCAGGACATTACCGATTTGACCTACTACATCGATACTGCTGGGGCTTCTTTCCGGCTGTTCAACGTCAACCTGGCTGCAGGCTCTGCAACTTTTTCGTTATCCGGGGACAGCAGCATTGCTGCGGCAATCACCAGCCACTCCCCTGTCACCCTGGTATCCAGCGGCTCCTATGCCACCCCAGGCACCGCCAGCGCCCCGCAGTCCACGCCTACTCGACTGACCTTCAACCGCGCACTGACCAAAGCGTTCCCCTCGGGCACGCTGGTGTCGAGCATGCTGCTGCTGGGCGATCTGCAAGCCAGCACGGGCGCGGCCTTCAGCCAAGAATCGTGGACGGCGGCCTGGGCGGATGCGCGAATCGGCAGCGTGATCGCACCGCAGTACCAGCAACTGGCCAACCCCATCGTGGTCAACAACGCAGGGGCTATCAGCGAGCGATGGGCCCTCATTTTCCTCACCAGTACCACCTACCGTGTGGTGGGTGAGAGCGTGGGCCAGATCGCCACGGGGTCGGTAAACAGCGCGCTGGCACCCACGAACCCTGCCACGGGTCAGCCCTACTTCACCCTGTCTGAGATGGGCTGGGGGTCGGGCTGGGCAGCAGGCAACGTGCTGCGCTTCAACACGACTGGCGCCAACGCCCCCGTGTGGGTGGCCCGTGCGGTGCTGCCTAGCGCGCCCAGCAGCACACCCGATTCCCTCACCCTCGCCGTGCGCGGCGACCTCAACGCATAACGCGAGGCATACATGGCCAACGAAATTGTCTGGTTTGACGACACCGAGACGGGTGCCCCCACTCTCAACAACGCTGCAGGCTCGCTCGATGCGGTCCTTTACGCTTGCCTGGTGACCGGGTTCAATCCCAAGTCGGGACTGGCCATCAGTGTGGCTGGCGGAGTGGCCACGGTCACACTGGCCAGCCACGGCTACACCACGCAGAAGATGGTCGATATTGCCGGTGCAGGAACCTCGGCCATCAACGGGCGCAAGCTCATCACAGTCACCGGTTCCGGATCGTTCACCTTCCCCGCGCCTGGCGTGGCCGATGGCACCATCTCGGGGTCGATCACCGCCAAACGCTCGCCATTGGGTTGGCTGCGTGACCTCAATTCGGCCAACGTGTCGATCTACAAGCGCAGCGACTCGGCCGCAACGGCAATGGGCCTGCGCATTGACGACACGGGTGCGGGCATCGCCACGGTCGATGCGGCGCGTGTCCGAATGGTCGAGGCGTGGTCGGACCTCAACACGTTTACCGGGCCGGCGCCAACCGACACCCAATTGAGTGGCGGGTTCTACTGGACCAAAGGGGCCAACAGCACCACCGCCAAAAAATGGGTGATCGTCGGGGACTCGCGGACGTTCTACCTGTTCAGCGACTGCTCTACCTACCCGGCGTCCAGTTTCAACCAGTTGCCCACCGGCATCTATGGTTTCGGAGACCTCGCATCCTTCCGGTCTCCCGATGCCTATGGCGCGTTCTTGTCGGGCAGCACCTCGGCTGGGGGGACGAGTTCGTTTTCTCCAGGGTCCGGGCAGTCGCTGGGGGTGTTTTCCAGTAGCAATGCGTGCGTCTTGTCACGTCCGTACTCCGGGGTCGGGACTGCGATCTACGCGGTGTCAGTAACTCCTGGCGCGGGGATGCTGGGAGCACACGGAGCCCCATACCCGAGCCCTGTGGACAGCGGGTTGCCGCTGTCGCTGCAGGTGCTCGCGGCAGAAAACAATTCGGTCATGGTGTACCCCCTGCGCGGTGCGTTCCGGGGCCTGGCCGAGCCGCTGGTGAACTTTTCGGTGGGGGCGCTTGCAGCGAACATGAACCGGCAAGTCTTGAGCGGCTTCACGGGGAGCACCAAGAGCTATCTGATGACGGGGTTTCAGCAGGCCGGCTCCTACGGCATGGCCGCCTTCGACCTGACCGGCCCCTGGGCGTAAATCATGGGCGCGCATCGCTACTGGCGGTTGCTGCTGGACACCGCCAACTCAAACGCTCGGGCAGGTATTGCCGAGTTGGAAATGCGTGGCTCTGTGGGTGGTGCCGATATGTGCGTGGGGGGTACACCGGTTGTTTCCGGGACCACCACGGGGGCCGCCGCCAACGTCTTTGACAACAGCACCGCGACAGAGTGGTCAAGCGCAGCAGGGGTCGGCGGGCATTGGGCGGGGTACGACTTCGGCACCCCGGTGACGGTGGTAGAGGTCGCCCACACGCAGCCGGCCGCCATTGCCTCATGCTCAGCGTGGGCACTCCTGCAATATTCGGACGATGGCGTGACGTGGGTGTCGCTCGCGCCCTATGCCACGCTGACACTCACTGCCTCGGCCACCACGGTGTTCAGCGGGTTTACTGCGCCGGTCGTCACAAGGGCAGGGGAGGTGTCCCGCCTCAATACCAACTGGCCCGCCGGCATGTCCTCGACGATGGGTGTCGTTGGCCAGGTCATTCGGCACGATGCTGCGGACGGGGGCCAGTACCGGGTGGCTGGCACTGTTGCCATTGACGGCACCCCCGCTACGCCCGTGCGCCGCCGGGTGCGGCTGTTCAACACCACCACGGCGCGGGTCGTGCGTGAAGTTTGGAGCAACGATGACGGCACGTTTGAGTTTGCCAACTTGGCTTTGGCCGAGTACATCATTCTGAGCGATGACCACACGCGCCTCTACAACGCAGTAGTGGCAGACAAAGTAATGGCGGTGGTGTGACCGACCTGCGCTTCTCGCAATCGCTGGGCCCGCAGCCGGGCGGCGCGGTCGCGCTGTTGTTCGGCTACACCGGTGCACCGCCGCCTACCCCCGACCCACCCAGCGGGGCGCTGCGGCTCGCTATTGGTGCACCCTGGGCGCGGGCGGCGGGTACTGCGCCGGCCCCCGTGGCAGCCCCGTGGCAGCCAGCGCAGGGGAAAGGTAAGGCGTGGGGTGCTTCGTGGGCTGCTGGCGCCCTTGCGGCCCCTGCAATCGGCCTGCCGTGGGCACGCACAGGGGCAGTCGCCTGCCGTACCGCTACCGCTTGGCGGTGGACCACGCCCGCAAGAGAGGCCACCGGTTCCTCGTGGCAGCAAACGCTCACGCTGAGGGCGGAGTGGGTCGTTCCGTCGCGCCAGGCTGCCGCCACTCAGCGTTCAATTGTCGCCGGCTGGCGCACGGGGATCGCTGCCTACCCTGTGACCACCGCACGTTGGGCGGGCGGGCGGCCCATCAACACGCTCACCGTCACCTCAGCCTCGGCGGGCCAGCGGTCAGGCCGGGCGGCTCGTGCCTCGTGGCGGGCCGGCACGCTGGTCGTCAGCCACGGAGGGCCCTGGGTTCCCCCCACGGTCGGCCCGGCGCCCGCCACACCGTGCTACCTGCCCGACCCGGGCGGTGCAGTCGGGCTGATCTTCCGCGAGACACACACCGGTCTTGCGGCTCTGGTTTTTGCATGCCGGCGCACGGCAATCAAGTTCGTGCCGGTCAGGAGGGTCTACATGGTTACCAACACCACCACGCTGCGGCGAGTTGTGGGCGATGTGAGCATCCCGTGCTTTGGCCTGAGCCTGAGCCTGGATGTGGATAGCTGGGCCTGGGGCTTTTCGGCCAGCTTGCCGGCGGATGCTCTCTCGCTCATTGAGCCCAGCACTGAGGGCGAGCCGGTGGAGCTTGAGGCGGTGGTGAATGGCACGGCGTTCCGCCTGATCGCTGAGAGCTTGGGCCGGGATCGCACGTTTGGGCAGGCCAGCGTGCGCGTGCAGGGCCGTGGCAAGACCGCAGTGCTTGATGCTCCCTACTCGGCCCTGCAGGTCTTCAGCGCCGGCAGCACGCTCACCTCGCAGCAACTGCTCAACCAGGCGCTGCCTACCGGTTGGACGGCTGACTGGCACCTCACTGCCTGGAGCGTACCGGGCGGTGTATGGTCACACCAGGGCACACCCATCTCGGCGGCCCTGGCCATTGCGGCGGCCGGCGGCGGCTACGTGCAGCCGCACGCCAGCGCCAGCAGCATCACGGTGCTGCCACGCTACCCGGTCGCTCCGTGGGATTGGGGTAGCGTCTCGCCCGACATTGAAGTGCCTGCCGCGGTGATGACACGCGAGGGCATTGAGTGGGTGGAAAAAGCCCGCTACAACCGGGTCTATGTGTCGGGCACCAATACGGGCGTGCTGGGCCGCGTGACCCGCACGGGCACCGCCGGTGATGTGGTCGCGCAGATGGTCACCGATCCGCTCATCACGCATGTTAACGCTGCGCGCCAGCGGGGCCTGCCGGTGCTGGCCGACACGGGGCGCATCGCCTACGTGACCCTACGCATGCCGGTGCTGGCCGAGTCGGGTGTCATCCGCCCCGGCCAGTTCGTGCGCTACACGGACGGGTCAACGGTGCGCCTGGGGCTGGCACGTTCGGTGAGCGTGGATGTGGCCTTGTCCGAGGTATGGCAAACGATCAAGGTAGAAACCCATGTCAACTAACCTTTTCGCCCAATTTCGCCGCCTCACTCCCGCACCGCCGCTGCTCGTCGGCCGCGTTATTTCCTCGGGTGGTGGGGCGTCTACAGTTGAGTTTCCAGGCGGCGCTCAAGTAATCGTTCGCGGTGAGGCCACGGTTGCGACCAACGTGTTCATCCGGGCCGGCGCGATCGAGGGGAGCGCCCCCAGCTTGACCCTCGTGACCGTGGAGGTTTGACGTGAAACGCATCACCCTGTGGCTTGCTGCCCTCACCCTGGCCATGCAAGCCCACGCGGCCGAACCCATCAAAGACCCGTTGAGCTACCCGCTGCGGCAGTACGGGCTGGTGCTCGCCGTGGCTCTGCTTGGCGGTTTGGTCTCCTGGGGTGCAAAGGTACGCGCCGGCACAGTGCAGGCGTGGCATTTGATGAGCTTGGTGGGCGAACTGTCCACCAGCGCCCTGGCGGGCTTGCTGTGCTTCTGGCTCTGCGAGTGGCAAGGGTTCAACCCGCTGCTCACTGCCAGCCTGGTTGGCATTGCCGGCCACATGGGCACGCGCGCTCTCGCTATGGCAGAGCAGGTGGCAGAGAAGCGGTGGGGCGTGACCGCACCCGGGCCGTTAGCCGACGATCATCCAAAGGAATAGCCAGCGCCCACACAGTGGATACCGCACGGCGCTTTTTCTCGCGGTGGCGGGTGTTGTGCTCAGTGCGGGTCAGCTTGGGTGGTTTGATCGCGTCCTTATGCGACCCGACAGCGTAGACCGCCCGCGTGTGGATGCCGGTGGTGTCGTCATCGCGCCGCCACGACTGGATATAAATTTGCTTGAGCTTGCGAGTGCGCGTACCTTTGACACCACGGCACCTCGGGGTAAACCACTGAGCGTGCAGGTAAGACGCCAGCGTGCGGACATACCCCGCTGAGAAGTCCACCGCCTCGGCCATCTCCTGCGTGGTCATCGGCTGGTCGGCCAGCAGTGCCAGCAGTTGCTCTACTTGGGTCATGCTTTCACGTACCTCGGGCCTTCCCAACCCCCGGCGGCGCTGATCGGCCAACCCTCGGCCCAGGCCGGCAGCCGGGCCATGATCGCCTCCAGTTCCTTGACACTTCCCAAGCCAATGGGCACCTCGGCCACCACCTCGTCGTAGGTGTGCATCACGATGGGGTAGCCGGCCTGCTCCAGCAGGTGGATGGCGTTCATCTGAATATCGCGTGCCGTGGCCTGCACCACGTTCTCGCAGAGCCGGCCCCCGTATGTGTTCATCCGCTGCCAGCCCATTGCCCCGTTCTTGGGGTTGCTGTTCCAGCCCTCGAAAGACAACTGCAGGCCGCGCCAAGATTCGGTAGCCTGGGTGATGCGCGGCCGGTGGTAGGCGATGCTGCGGCCCGAGCGCAACGTGCAGTGCAGCACATCACCCTGGCACTGGTAGGAGATGCCCGAGGGTTGACCATCCAGGCGCAGCACCTGCTGACGCTCACCCGGGCGCTGCACCGCCTGCAGGGCCATGCCCTCCAGGCCGAACATGCATGGCGACCAGCGACCACGCGGGCCCAGGTTCTGGCCACCCCACAGGTGCACCAGCGCCGGGCTCGCATCGCGCCACTTGAGCACGGTGTCCTTCAGTTCGTCGTCGGTGCCATCCACACCGAACTGGCGCAGCGCGGTAATCCAGCCACCGAACCCCAGGCCAAGCTCACCGCCTTTGCCCTTCTGACGCAGCGGGTGGTGTTTTCCGTTTTCCTTGGCGTAGGTCACCATTTCGGCCACGGGCACCCCGAACATCCGTTCAGCCGATAGAAGGTACATCGGGGCGCCTTGAGCGTAGGCATCGATGCGCCACTGCTCACCGGCCAGCGCCGCCACCACCACGCCCTCGATCGCGGTGAAATCGCTGCTGACCAGGCGTGTGCCAGGCTTGGCGATGAACAGCCCTCGCAACACCCCGGCCACCGCCGCCATCGCATCGGCCATGACGTGCTCGACGTAGGCCAGTGATCTGCTGTGCAGCACCGCCAGAGCGTCCTCGGCGGCCTCGGGGCTCCACTCGTCGGGCTTGCGGCCCGGCGGGCACGGGAAGCGGCACCAGGGGCACTCCACGGCGTCCGGTCGGTGCCTGTGGCCGCAGTGCTTGCAGCGCACCACCGGTGGGCCAGAGCGTGGCAGATTGGTCGGTTGCGGCCCGCTGCCGGTGGGACGCCCCGTGCGAGCACCGGCCCACAGATAGAGGTCGTGCAGCCGCCCATCGGGAGACAGCATGTTGCGCATCGCAAAGACTTTTTTGACCGACGCACTGCCCACCGCGGCGCGGATTTCCAGCACGCGGCGAGCTACCGGCGGCAGTTCCAGCTTGAGGGCGGTATCTACCGCGTCCTCATCGAGCCCATCCATGTGGACGCCCAGCCCGTGCAGAAAGCCAACGATCTGCGCGACCTTGCTGGCCGCGTCGATACCGGTGAGGGCTTGCAGTTCGGCGTTGTACTGCTCGTGCGCCTGCTCGATGATCGAGATGCAGGAGTGCATGGCGGCCACATCGATGGCCACGCCACGCCGGTTGATCGTCTGGTCATCCTGCCAGTAGCCGAGTTCAACCGGGTCGAGGTCGGGGATGAGCCCGCTGGCCTCGGCCTCGGCCGCAATGTCGGTCTCGTTGTAGTCGAGCAGGCGCAGCGTGTCGGCGTGATCCTCGGCCAGCACCTTGAGCCACTTGACGTGCGCGCGGCCCCACTGCTTGGCTTCGTAGCCCGGGAATTCCTCAGTGGAATATTGGAGGGCTAGGGCCTCGGCCTCCTGGGGCGTCCACACCGGCAGCACCCACAGGCGGTGGTCGGCCTGGGTGGGGTTACGCGGCTGCGAAAACTTGTCGAGCAGGCGCTTGCCGTCGCTGTCCTTCTGCGTGCGCAGGGCCAGCACCGTGCCGGCGTTGTCCAGGCCGCCGGGCAGGCAGTAGCTGCGGGCCTTGGCCATTGCGCAGCGCCATTGGTGTGGCTGCACCGCCGGCCAGCCCATGCGCGCGTGGCAGACCCAGGCCCAAATTTGCCACTCAAAACCCACGTTCCACGCCTCCAGCAGCTTGCCGGCCTGAATGTGGTTGAACAGGTCGATGGGCTCGGGCAGCCCGGGGCGCCACCGGCGCCGGCCCTGGCCATCCTTGAGGTCGTAGGCGAGAGTCAGCACCCTAGTGCTCGGGTGGCGCGCGTAGAGGGCCGCGCCGACCGTGGGCAGGCCCCGCTTGGCAGCGTTGGGAAGCGGGCACCACTTGCGATCCTGCGGCTGCCACACGGCACCGGCCTCGCTGGCGGTCTCAAAGTCCAGATCGGCCAGCACCTCGGCGTATGACAGGCCGGCGATGAGGCGCTGGCCCGCTGACCAGGCCGGTGGGGGAAGGGGTAGCGCGCTCATTCCTGCCGCAGACCGTTGCGAGCGGCACACATCGCCTCGTTGCTGACCGCGACACCACTGAGAATCGTGGTCAGCACGTCATCGGCCGCAGTGTGGGCGCTCTGCACGCGCTCCAGCTTGTTGGCCAGTTGCTCAAGGTGCTCGACCAGGGCCCGCACTGGTACACCGGGCCTGAAGACGGTTCCGCTGTTCCGACCGACCGAGACGGTTACATCCAGCGGAGCATCGAGGACACCCCGAGGTGCGGGGGCCAGCCACCCGTGTTGATCCGTCCAGCAGTAGCCCATCCCTTCCAAGATGGTGGCCGCCTGTGAGGGGCACGGCACGCGGGCGTCCACGTAGCGCCCGGCCAGCGCATCGGCGGCAGCCAGGCGCGCGTGGGCGGCCACAAGGTTGGCCACCACGGTGTTCTCGGCGGCGCGGGCGTCATCCCGCGAGGCCCACCATGCATGGGCGTCAGCGTGGGGGCCACCCGAGACCTTGCTGGCCAAGGTAGCACGGTCGAGCGCAGCAGCGGTCATGCTCAGCCACTCGTCTGCAGTGAACGGTTTATCGTGATGTACTTCCCCTCCGTAAGTGCTTGATTCGTCACGGGGCGGTTTGTAAGCGTGCGGCATTCCGTTAATCCTGTGTAGAGATCGCTAAGTGCTTGATCTATTTAAGAAATTCCGGCGGCAGAAGCCGGCGATGGGTGTACTTTTCGTCTGCACCGGCAATATGACGTAGCCCGGCCTTTTCACATCAAATGCACATCAAGTGCATATCCGCTATTCCCACTCCGCCGCACGAGCGTCCCACTCAGGTGACCCAAAGGCGATGACCAGATAGTCGTCGCTCATGTAGGAATAGCCCGCCAAGTCTGCACGCAGGCACCACGTTCCATCGGGCCACAAAATAACGTCCTCGGGGGAAATCGGTGTAATCTGTTGCGCCATGCGCTATCTCCTTGTGCTCATCACACTGCTGGCCACGGGCTGCAGCAAGCCGCCCACCGCTGAGCAGGTGGCGCTCGACAAGTGCAAAGGTGCGATCCTGGCCAAGCTCATCGACCCCGAGAGCGCACGCTTCACTGAGCCGATGGTTGTTGACCTGAACAGTGGCCGCAACGCCCGGTTCATCGTCAACAGCAAGAACCGCATGGGTGGGTACTCGGGCCGCGAGCCGTTCATATGCGAGTTCGATGCAGCCGGTGAGGTGAGCAAGGTCATTCCTTAGCCCTCCACTGGAAGGGCACCCCCAGCTTGCTGCTGGCGCCGACCCCATGCCGCACGTTGGGCGCGCTCCACATCCACCAAGTTCGGCCCGGATTGCTTGATGACGTGCATACCGAGGCCAAACAGGAACACCGCGGCCGGGTAGCCCGCGTCGTTCTTGCAAAAACCTTCATAGGTCGTCTCGGCTTCGGCAAACGTGCCACACAGCACGCTGATACCGCTGCCGTTGCAGTAGAGGTCTTTTGGGCCGTAGATACGGCGGCAGCTTACTTCGTATCCCATGACGTTCTCCAGTCGGTAGGCAGTAGTTATTGCATGAATATTAACGGTAACTAACCTAGTCGTCAATAGCTAAATTTCACCGTCGCCATCAACGCCCAACATCAGCGGCGGGTGCGTCCAGTAGCTAGCCACCGCAGGGGCGCCGTCGCTGTATTGGAGGCGCGTGATGGGCAGGGCGAAGCACTCGTCATTGCTCATGCCTGGGGGAGCGCCAATAACATCGTTGTTACTAGGGTGCTGGGTGCGGTTCATGCTCACTCCCCGGTGGTGGGCGCAGCCTGGGCGGCATCGTCAGCGCACAGGGATGCAATAGCAGCGCTGGCTTTGTCGTGCGTGTCGTAGTGCATTGGCTTCGAGCCCATAGCGCAGTGCATCCACTTGCCGCCCTTCTCGCGCATCGTCTGCACGCCGTAGATGATGGTCGCCATAGGCTGATTCATCGCTTCTTCGCTGGTGTCAATCCACTGCGTCACGCGGTACTGCGGGTATTTGGTAACCATCCCTCACTCCTTCTTGTCGGTGGTGGGCGCAGCCGGCACGACTCGCGGCATCACGCTGATGTCAATCCAACGCGGATCGCCAAAGCCCTTGAACAGCAGCGTCCACGCTTTGCGGCCATGCGGCTTGTCTCCGGGCGCCCCGTTCACCTTGGTATCGGTCTGCTCGGCGATCATGTTGATGACGGGCTCGGGTGGTGCGGTGGTTTCGACCCAGGGCACCAACACCACATCAAGATCGCGGGTGAAGCTGCCATGCAGGCAGGCGGCGTAGCCATAGCTCCACGCGAGACAGCGGATGATGCTGTAGGCGCGGGCATAGTCAGGGTCGTAGATCATCCCTGCCCCTTGTCGGTGGTGGGCGCAGCGGTGATGCCGAGACAGCCCGGATCAGCGTGGCACGACGAGACTGCAGACAGCAAGATTTCCCCAGCGCACTTCATGGCTACGGCCCTGGCTGCGCCTCTGGCCGCAGCCCAGGCTATGGCCCAGCCTACGGCCCTGGCTACGGCCCAGCCTACGTCTCTGGCCGCAGCCCAGGCTACGTCTCTGGATGCGTCCAGTTCGGCATCGGTCGCCTCGCCGTGAGCATGCCGTTCGGCGACATCAAGCGCGGTGATGCTGCGCGGATCGGTCATCAGATGCTGCACTTGCCTGGCACACCGCACAGCGACAGCGCGCCACAGTCGGTCATGCTGCGGCTCTACACGCAGGCACCACAGCGCGTCATCAGCGCCATTGATGCGCAGGATCGCGTCAAAGCCCAGCGGCTCGTCGTCCGCGGTGGTCTTGCCCAGGCCGCGCAGGAGCTTTGCCCATCCTGTTGGGCACGGATAGTTCGCACGGATGCGGTTGAGTGTGGTGTAGATCATTCGCTCTCCTTCGGCGCTGGCACAGTATTTGCCCACGCGCCGTGTCGGTAGCCGTCAAGCCACCCTTGGTCGTATTGCTGTAGCTGCGGCGCTGACTTATACGGCCCGCACCCCGGGCAGACATCCGGGGTACAGGATTGGCACCATCCGGGCTGCGGTGCTGGCTGCACTGCCTGGGCGGGGGCCGTGTAGAGCTTGGTCCCAATCGGCAGCCGGTGCGGGTTTGTATCCAGCCACACCAGGCCGTCGCGCTCAATCTGCGCCACCGGCTGCGCGTCAGGCATCTGCACTGCCAGGCGTTTTTGCACGGACTTGGACGCCATGTCATTCTCCAAAGTAGAAGTACCCCACGTACTGCAGGAGGGTGCTCAAGGCTTGATCCTCACAATGATCGGCTCGACCCCACGCGGGTCGGCGTAGAGTGCGTCAGTCCTCTCATCCTTGTGGCTGAAAAGGTGCTGCGTGTCCACGTTGCCCTGGGCTTTGTAGAGGCGCTTGGCCAGGGACTTGATTTCGTAGAAGGTAGGGGCTACCTGGCCGTTGGGCATCACGTCCGGTATGCCCGCGCGCTGTCGGGCATCGGTGAACCGCTTGGTGATGCGCTGCACGAAAACCGGCTTGCCGTCAGGCCAGGCGACGAGGTAGCCCTTTGGCACAGCCTGCACCAACTCGCGCAACGTCCAACCGTTCACGCTGAGGTCGAGCGGGATGGCCACGGGCTGATTGGTCGCCCGTGTCTTGTTGCGCTGCACCACCAGATATTCACCGCCCTCGATCGTCTGTAGCATATTGGTGTGCATACGCGCTACCGTCTCACGGTCCTGCCCGGTCACGAGCAGCAGCAGCATCGCCTGCGGCAGCCAATCCTCGGCCTTTGCCAGGACGGCGTTGAACTGCTCCAGAGTGAGGCGGTCACGCTTGATGCGCGGCGAGGGCGCCTCTGTGGGTTCCGCAGGGTTCCGCTCGACCCACCCAAGATTCATGGCGCGCTTGAACATTTGCACCATGCGACTTCGCAACGATTGCGCTTGGCGCTCGTGGCCCCGCTCTCTGCTGTTCTCCAGCAACTTTGCGCAGTCAATCACTCGGACGCTTGACACCGGGGTCTCGGCGCCCAGGCCGACGAGGATCAACTTATCGAGTGCGCGCCATGTCTTGGCAGTGTTGGGCATCTTTGCGACGGGCATCTTGGCCACCAGCATGGACATGGTGTTGTTGGCACCCATGATGCGCGCGACCAGGCTAGGCTTGCGTGCGCTCAGGGCCGCCAGCGCGGCGATGGCCTCATCCTTGGCGAACTGCAGCGGAACCCGGCCGATAACTGCCTGATGCAGAGTGCTATCGGAAGTGCTCCAGCGGAACACGAAATAGCCGGGCGCGGTCTCGTAGAGGCCCCTAGGCCAATCACGGCGCTTCAAGTTGCGGCGGGCGGGCATGGTGCTACGTCCGCAGCGGCAAATGCGCGCAGGTGAACCCGCCAGGCGCTCGACACATCGGGCACGGGTCAGTTAGAGCCTGCCGCGGCGCTTCGCGTGCCGCCACCGGCCGCACCAGGGGTAGCGCCCAACGCAGTGCTTCAAGCTCGGCCACCGCCAGGGGTGGGTTGCTGCGCTGTTCGCTCAGGTAGGCGAGGCGACGCTCCAGCATCGCAATGTGACGGGCGGCGTTCATTTGTCCATCTCGGCAATGGCGCGGCGCAAGTAGACCGCCTGATCGAGGCATTCCTCCAGAGCGTGCTGCAACCACTGACGCAGGGCCAGAGGGTTGTCGGCCACGGTGGTGCCGTACTTGGCGATCCCGTGGGATTGCCGGGCGGCAATCTCGTTGCAAACCAGGGCCTCGATACCCGTAGCCTCTGTGCGTGGAGACCACGCGGATTCCGCGGGCCCATCGATGCCGGGGCAGGTGCGGCACGGTTCCGAACCAGCCGGCTGGTGCAGGTGCTTGCAGGTGCTGCAGTCGCTCACAGGGGGCCTCCAGAGTTGCGTGCCTTGCGGACGGTGACCCGGTGCGCGTAGTGGCCCATTGCGAAAGGCTGCAGAGGTTCCTGCTCAATGGTGAGCACGAGGCCGCGTTCGGCAGCCACACGGATCAACTCACTGGCCGCCTCGTGCACCTGTTGGGCGCCGTAGAGCCAGCCCGGGTCTGCCACTTCCGCATGGGCCTCATTGGCCCCCAGGTCGCAGCCCTTCTCCCAAGCGCCGGGGCAGTCCCTGGCCTCTCGCACGCCGCATTGGCACGGACTCATCATGTCAAACCCCCAGCCGCTGCGTGAGCGGCACATAGTCAGGACGTGCGGCGCCCACCTTCTCGGCGGTCTCCAACACGCGGTAGTCGGCGCCCACCTTGTCAGCAGGCGGATGAATTTTTTCCTCGCGGCACCACCGGCGCAGCGTGTGGATGCTGGGCACAGGCGAGTAGCGAGCGGCGGCCCACTCCTGCAGCGGTATCCACTTGGCGCGGGTCACGGGGCACTCCGTTCGATCAGGCTCACCATGCTGCGGCTCACACCCAGGTCGCTGGCAATGGAATCCAAGGGCTCACCATGCTTGCGGCGACGGCGCACGATTTCAGCGTTGCGGGCGAACTTGGCAACGCGCTCGGCCACGGTGGCGAGGTAGTTGCGCTGGCGTTGCTTTGCGCTGCAGTACACCGCCCCATGCACCTCAATGGTGGGGAAGGTGTGGCCATTGGCGCACCGGCGGCGGCGCTCCGTGCGGTGCCCGCCATCTTTGGCCCGGGTGTCCAGCACCTCAGACCACGCGCCGCATTTGCTGCAGTTCACTTGACCCCCAGGTACTGGCGCCACGGGACTTTCTTCCCGTCAACAAAGAAACCCCAGGTGCCTTGGTAGCGCCACGTAATGAACAAGGTCCAAACGCCATCTGGTGACACGCTGACGATCCGGTGGTACTCACCATGCTTGATAGCTGCCGTTTCACCAGGAGCGCGGAGCAGTTGCTTTCCGTCCAAGCGTTCCTCGACATAGACACCGCGCAGAATGATGGTGCGGGCATTCCAGGGGTGGTCATGCAGGTGCCGGTCACTGTCAGCTCTGCAGATGTGGTGTACCCGGATCGACGGCAACCACTCCCATCGCTTAGCCGCTCCCGATTCGGGGTAGGGGTTGAACAGCCACCACCTGCCCATGTAGAGGCTGCGGCCATCTGCCGAACGAATGTGCGTGTAGGGAGTGCGCTCGGCACGCTTGTAGAGCCACTGCGCAACACAGGGCATTGCCGCAACACGGGCGATCAGCCCCCACATCACGGTGCCACCTCAATGATGACCTCGGCAGTGGCGCAGAGCACGCCCTGCAGGGCGGGGCGCACCTCGACGCTCTGCACCCTCACATCCGGGTCGGTCAGTTCCACACCGGCCTCGGCGGCCACTGCTTTGGCCAGCAGCAACTTGAGGTCTTCGGAGTCGAGCAGCGCACGGATTCGGCGGCGCGATTGGGTCACGTCACTGACTTGCATGTTGGGTTCCTCGTTGAGGTTGGTGCAGGCCCGGAAAATCCATGTGCTCGGCCTCGGGGCCGCAGGCGCCACCGTGGGCCCGCGCCCGCTCGAAAGGCACCGCTTGCTGACGTCCCACCACCGCGGGGCACTGACACAGGCCAGTGCTTCCGTGGCGGCAGACCCGCTCGCAGCCATAGGGCATGACGGGGGCCCACATGGCAATCAGGGGAGCAGGTGCCCGGCCTGGATCATCTGCGCGTCGTTCCAGCCACCATCGATGAACGACTGATAGGTGTAGCCGGCGGCCAGGGCGGCAGGGCTCATGCGCTTGGCAGGCACTGCGAGGATAGCCGGGTTGGGCGGCACGGGAGGGGGCGCCACAGGGGCGGCCGGTGGCGCCACGTAGGCGGCGGGCGCAGCGGCCACAGGCACCTGGGGCGCCACGGCAGCGGGGGGCAGGGCATTCACCGGCACGGCGCTGGCGCCAGCGGGCAGGGGAGACTGGCCGAAACCGGCCTGCGTCGGATCGGGGCCGAAAGTGATTTCCGGGCCATAGCCGGCCAGCGCGACCATGCTGTGGTTGAGGTAGATGCCGGGCTGCTGCATGCTGCCGTTGCCATCCACACTGCCGGCGATCTGCACGTAGTAACCGGGCTTGACGGCATCGGGTTCTGCGATGGGTGCCGAACCATTGGCGTTGAAAATCCGGGGGGCGTAGCCGCCGCCGAAATTGAGCACCCAGCAACCGCGGTAGCCCTCCTGATCGACCGGCCGCTTGCCTTGGCGGTTGGGCACCGCGCTGTCACCGTCGATGATTTTCCAGGCAAAGGTCGGCGCCAGGGCCTGACCCTGCGGGAAGCAACCCAGGCCCACCGTGTGGATGACCTGGCCCCACGCGGTCTGGTTCCAGTGCGCTTCACCCTGCTTGGGGATGGCAATGGCCATGTAGTAATCCACACGGGCCTGGCCGGCGTTCGGGCCCGACTTGATGACCAGAGGCTTGCCCTCGGCGTCGGTGGTCTGCGGCTTGTAGAGATTGCCGCGCACGAGGCGGCCCACGGGGGTGGTGAAAGTCTTGGCGGTGCTCACGTTGGAGTGCTCCAGGGTTGGTGTGGTAGAGAGTCTGCTATTTATTGACGGAGGTGTCAATAGCAGAAATTAGCTGACGCGAGCGTCCAGACCGCCCTTGTCTGCGCGGGCCTCTGCGTCGGCCTCGGTGAACTTGTTGGGGAAGCGCACGCGCAACTTTTCGATATTTGCTGCCGCGCAGTCCTGCAGGTTCAGATTGAGGACGCAGCACACAGCAGCGAGGCACATGAGGGTGTCGTGCAGACGTTCAGCCGCGTCCTCATAACTGCCGGTCTCAATGAGGGCGCTGAACTCGCCCACGTTGGCAGCCAGGCGTCGTACACCGCGCGAGAGGTAAACGTCTGTGGTGACACCCGGCGTGAGGTTCAGGTCTGCCTGCACACCGGCAAACGACACGACGCCCAGGTCCAGCAAGCGATTCGCGGCGATGGCCCAATACCAGAGCACATCGCCAATTTCCTCGGCGGCATGCACACGGTCGATGGGCTTGAGGTAGATGCGGAGGCGCTTGACCTCGGTGGCCAGTTCCCCGAGTTCAGTGATGAGACCGAGGGCCGCGTGCTCAAGCTCGCCCGCCTGGTCGTGCATTGGCGCTGCGGTGCGTAGGGCCTGCTGGATGTAGTCAGAAATCAGCACTTGTGTGCCCTCCGGTTGCGTTGCTGGTTGCGGCGCTTGCACGCCATGCGTTGACCCTGGCGCACGGTGTGGCCAGGCTTGGGGTACTTGGGATTGAGAAAGCGCTGGATGTGGCGCAGGCGCTGCGCCTGGTGGTCACGGTTGGTGGCCACACGGCGCGAGGGCAGGGCGTCCTGTCGCTGCTGTTGGGCCTGGGCCACGCCGGGCGCCGATACCGCCGAGTCCGGGAATCCGGCGGCTGCTGCGAGTGCGAGCCCGAGCGCGGCCAGCGTTGATTTACTGCTGTTCATCCGAATACCCTCCGTGCTTCGCTACCGTCATCCGGCACCAGCGTGGCTGCGCCTGCATGGCGCGTGCTGTAGGCGCCCACCAGGGCCTCGTCCAGGCCCGCCTTGATCGCTTGCTTGGGGGTGAGCGCAGCCGGGGGCTTGGCCACATTCAGGCCCATCATTTGGCCCAGCGCGATGACCTCGGTGGCCGGGCGCACCCACACCTGCCGGCCCTGTGCACGCTCGACCTTGAACCACGCCACGCGGCGCCCGGCACGCTCGCTGGCCAGGGCCTGCTCCTGCAGCCCCGAAATGCGCGCGTTCAGGCGGTCACGCGACTGCAGCAAGGTGCGCAGTTCCAGACCCAGCGCATCGGGCGCCAGTTCCAGTGGCTGCGCCTGGCCGGCACGCTCGGCCGCGCTGTAGCCGGCACGCTGCAGGGTTGGGCAGGCGTGACGGGCGCTGCAGTTGCCGCACTCGTCGCCCGTCTGTACCCGGGGGTTGTCGCCCAGGGCTTCCTCAGCAGCGCCGGCTGCCCGGTTGATGTAGCCGCGCAGGTCGCTTGCCGGGAGGGCCCACCACCGGCTGGCGCCTTGGCGGTGGTAGCACCGCGGCTGGATGATGCCCAGCACCACATCGACCTCAAGGTCACTCAGCTTGGTGCCAGATATGCAACCCGCCGCATAGGCAGCAAGCTGGTAGTTGCCGAACACCTCGACCGGGGAGTGGCCGAATTTGTAGTCCCACACCATGAGCTTGGCACGGCCCGAGGGTGTGCGGCTCGCCGGTATCCAGGCACGGTAATCCGGTGTTCCCCAGCACTCGGCGTGCACGGTCGGGATGGCCACGGGCACCTCGACCGCAAGGTCAGTCAAGCCCATCCCGTAGGGCGCGAGGTCGGCGGTGATGGTCTCGATGACCTCCTGCGCCCCCTCGTGCATTTCCTCGGTCACGATGACCCCGTTAGGGGCCGGCGTATCCACCGGTGCCCAGGTGCCTGCCACAGCGTGCTGGACGACCCAATGGGCTGCCTCACCCTCGCGGGCTGGTTCGTCATCGCCATAACCCGGGTGGGTCTGCTGCATGCGCAGCGATCCCGGGCACTGGACAGTGCGAGCCAGCCCCGAGGGCTGAACGAGCGCATGCACGCCCGACACTTCAGGCCCCGAGCATGGCGGCGAGGTGCTGGTAGATCGCGGGCACCTTGTCGGGCGCAGCGATCAGGGCCGGCAGGCTGGCCACACCGTGGGCGGTGAGCACGCCCTGCAAGCCGGCGTTGTCCAGCTTGCCGGCAGTCATCTTGGGCGTCACCCACAGCATCAACTCGCCAAAGGTATTGGGCGCGGCAGGTGCGCCGGCCTCGACAGCAGCAGCGACACCCGTTGCAAAGACGCTGGCGGCCGAGGGCGGTGCGGGGGGCGTAGCCGGTGCCGGCGGAGCAACCGGGGCGGCAGCAGGCAGGCCGACACGGGCGCGCAGTTCGGCCTCGACCTGGGCCACCAGCGCCGGGTCGGTCTCGCGCTTCTGGCGCCAAGTGCCGTCCTTGTTGGTGGTCTTGGTGCTGGTGTGGATGCGCTCATCCCACGGCAAACCGTTCTTGTCAACGCTGGCGGCAGGGCTCGGTTGAGCGACAGGCGCCGAGGGTGCAGCCACCACGGGCGCGGGCGGCAGTGCAGGGGCCGACACCGCGGGGGGCGTGGGCGGGATGGTGGCCACGGGGGCAGTCGGTGCTGCTTCGGCAGCCGCAGAAGACGGGGCAAAAGCCGCCACCGGATCGAGGGCCAAAGGGGCAGCCACCGGCGGGATCACCGCAGTGGGTGCACCCAAAAGGGTGCCCTGGGTTGCGGGGATGACAGTGGGGGCAACTTCGCGTCCCATGTCCGGGCGGTCGGCGTGGGCAATGGTGATGGGCTCGCCGCCCAGCAGGTAACGGGCGACGTTGGCCATGACGGCAGAGTCGGCGGCTTCGTGACGGTCGAGGATGGCAAGGCGCATTTGGCGTCCCTTCAGTTGTTGAGGGTTCCGACCATATTTGCTACTGACGCTAATTGTCAACAAGCACAAATAGCGAAAAAAATAGCGGGCTAATTTTTCGCTATTGACGGTTGCGTCAGAAATAGCGAGACTCGCGGCGCCCATGCCTACCCACTCACTTCGCTACTACCAGCACGACCTCGTGGTCGGCGTCAAAGCCGCCTGGTCGCGGGTTCGCAACGTCCTTGCCGTGTCGGCCACGGGCAGCGGCAAAACCGTGGTGGTGGCCAGCCTCATTGCCGATGAGCCCGGCGCGTCTTGTTTCATCGCCCACCGCACTGAACTGGTCTCACAGGCCAGCATCGCCCTGGCGCGCGAGGGGATCGTGCACCGGGTCATCGGCCCGGACAGCCTGCGCCGCAACTGCGCCGCCATCCATGTGGCCGAGTTCGGCCGCAGCTTCTACGACCCCAACGCACGCACCGCAGTTGCGGGGGTTGACACACTCGTGCGGCTGCCGGAGTCCGACCCTTGGCGGCATCAGGTGCGCCTGTGGGTGTGCGACGAGGCTCACCACCTGCTAGAGCAAAATAAGTGGGGCACCGCCGTCACCCTGTTCCCCAACGCTCGTGGCCTGGGTGTGACCGCCACGCCCATGCGCGCCGATGGCAAGGGGCTGGGCCGCCACGCTGACGGGCTGATTGACGAGATGGTGGTGGGCCCACCGATGCGCCAGTTGATCGACGAGGGCTGGCTGACCCGCTACCGGGTCTTTGCGCCGCCCTCAGACCTTGACCTGACTGCCGTGGCGGTATCGGCCAGCGGCGACTACTCGCCCGAGCCACTGCGCAAGGCGGTGCACCGCAGCCACATCGTGGGCGACGTGGTGGCCCACTATCTGCGCATCGCCCGGGGTAAGCTGGGCATGACCTTCTGCGTGGATGTGGAAGGGGCGACCGAGACCGCCGAGGCGTTCCGCGCCGCCGGCATCCCGGCCGAGGTCATCAGCGGCAAGACGCCCGAGCTTGAGCGGGCAGCCATCATGCGCCGGTTCCGCTCGCGGCAGGTGCTGCAGATCGTCAGCGTGGACATTCTTGGCGAGGGCACCGATGTGCCTGCTGTCGAGGTGGTCAGCATGGCGCGGCCAACGCAGTCCTATGGGCTCTATGTGCAGCAGTTCGGCCGCGGTCTGCGCCTCATGGACGGCAAGGAATTTGCGCTCATCATCGACCACGTTGGCAACGTTCAGCGCCACGGGCTGCCCGATGCGCCGCGCCGCTGGTCGCTCGATCGACGCGAGCGCCGTGCTGCGGGCCCGCGTGACGCAATCCCGCTGCGCACCTGCCTGAACACCGATTGCGTGAGCGTCTACGAGCGCCTGCTGCCGGCCTGCCCGTTCTGCGGCACCGTCGCGCCGCCACCGGCCACGCGGGGCTCACCGGCTCAAGTTGATGGTGACCTGGTGGAACTGACGCCCGAGGCGCTGGACAGGCTGCGGGGCGAAATTGAGCGGGTGGACGGTGCGCCGGTGCTGCCCTATGGTGCTGGCCCCGCAGCCGCTGGATTCGTCAAGCGCCACCACTGGGAGCGCCAGCAGGCCCAGGACACGCTGCGCAAGGCTATCGCTGCTTGGGGTGGCCTCATGGCGGCCAGGCGCGGCCTGGACACCTCGCAGCAGCAAAAACTTTTCTTCTACACCTTTGGGGTCGATGTGGGCACTGCTCAGACGTTGAATGCTGCGGATGCGGATGCACTGCGGGCTCGGGTGGAGGGGGCCGCGTGAGCAACATTCGGGATTGGGGCGTGTTCCGCCTGTACCGGGGAGATAACCTGCAAGTGCTGCGGTCTCTGCCTGACAATTCGGTTGATTCCATCGTGACCGACCCGCCCTATGGGTTGTCGTTCATGGGCAAGAAATGGGACTATGACGTGCCGCCGGTTGAGACCTGGGCAGAGTGCTTGCGGGTGCTCAAACCCGGTGGCTACCTGCTCGCTTTTGCGGGTACGCGCACCCAGCACCGCATGGCTGTCCGTATCGAGGATGCAGGCTTTGAGATTCGGGATATGATCGCCTGGGTGTACGGGTCGGGGTTCCCGAAGTCGTTGGATGTTTCAAAGGCGCTGGACGCCGCCACCGACGCAGCCCCCCAGTGGCAGGGGTGGGGAACCGCCCTCAAACCTGCGCTAGAACCCATCACCGTGGCGCGCAAACCGCTGATTGGCACAGTGGCGGCCAATGTGCTGGCCTGGGGTACTGGCGCGTTGAATATTGACGAGTGCCGCGTGGAATCTGAGGCCGGGGGGCGGCCACTTCGTGTGGTTGCACCGCTGCGCGATGGCGTGCAATACGCAGGAAACGCACTTGCTGGACGACTGGACGGCAGCCTGGCCTCAAGCGTTGCGGCCGGTTCGACTGAACGGGGCCGCTGGCCAGCGAACCTAATTCACGATGGGAGCGACGAGGTGCTGGCCGCGTTTCCGCAGGCGCAGGGTCAGCAGGGCCGTGCACGCACCGATGGCGCCGACCAGGGGAACAACACTTTTGGCGCCTTGAAACACATCACCAATCGGCCCGACCCTCGTGGCGACACGGGCAGCGCCGCCCGGTTTTTCTACTGCGCCAAGGCCAGTAAGAACGACCGAGGTGAAGGCAATACCCACCCCACCGTCAAGCCGACCGATCTGATGCGATACCTCGTGCGCCTGGTCACACCGCCGGGGGGCACTGTGCTTGATCCGTGGATGGGTTCGGGCAGCACCGGCAAGGCAGCAGTTCCCACCGGGTTCAAGTTCATCGGTATCGACCGAGACGACTGGCTCGACCTTGCAGAGCGGCGCATTTCTGTGGCCGCTTTTGGTTGCGCCGCATGACCCTTGACCAATGGGCCGCCGACTGGCGTGTCCCCCCCGCCGCACTGGTTGATCTGCGCAAGCGCCTGGGGTGCGAGCCGCCGCCCCCGCCGCCGGATGCTCGCGGCCGCAGTGAGGCGTGGGCGCAGAGTGCTGTCCGCATTGAGGCGGGGGCCAAGGGCATCCGACTGTGGCGCAACAATGTGGGCGCGCTGCTCGACCAGCGCGGCGTGCCGGTGCGCTACGGGCTGGCCAACGACAACAAGGCCCTCAACGCGCGCCTGAAGTCCGCCGACTTGGTGGGAATAAAGCCGCTGCTCATCACCCAGGCCCATGTGGGCGCCACGGTGGGCCAGTTCATTTGCCGCGAGATGAAGGCCCCTGGCTGGCACTACCGCGGCGACGAGCACGAGCGGGCGCAACTGGCCTGGGCCAAGCTGGTGGTATCGCTGGGTGGCGATGCGGGGTTTGCTACGGGCAGGGGGTCGCTGTGAATTGGGCACCACCAGACCCTTGGGAAGTTCCGTTTGACCGCCTTGCGCTGGAGCACATTGTGGTCGTGTCGTTCGGTGGGGGACTGAACAGCACCGCCCTTCTGGTGCGGTGGGCGATGGGCGGATTCCCACCGCCCCACAAGATCATATTTGCGGACACGGGGGGGGAGAGGCCGGAAACCTACACGCATGTTCGTCGGTTCGACCTGTGGCTGCGCGTGTTCGGTTTTCCCCCCATCGAAGTCACTCGCAAAGGTGGACGCCCCGAGACTTTGGAGGACTATTGCATTCGGATTGGGATGCTCCCGTCCATCGCCTACGGACGAAAGGGGTGCAGTCACAAGTTCAAGATCGAGCCCCAGGAACGAGACACCAATCGCTGGCCGCCGGCTCGCACGATCTGGAAGTACGGTAGCAAAGTGGTCAAGATAATTGGCTACGGAGCGGAGGAACAGAAGCGCATCAGCAGGGCGAAACTTGAGGATGAGAAATATTTCTATCGGTTTCCGCTGGACGAGTGGGGGATGCGGCGAGAGGACTGTGTGCGTGAGGTTCAGTCGGTCGGGCTTCCCATGCCTCCTAAATCCTCCTGTTTCTTTTGCCCCTCAAGCACCAAACCTGAAATCCGCAACTTGGCCCCGGAACTGCAAACTCGGGCTATCCGCATCGAGGACGCCGCGAAGCTATCCGGCCGCTCAAGAACCTCTAAAGGTCTCGGCAGGCGGTTTGCGTGGCGTGACTTTCTAGCGGGGGAGGAAGTCCCCGAGGCCCCTGTCGTCGCGGGGTGCATGTTTTGTGTAGACGACTCTGAGGCACCGGCAAAATGACGCTCACCTTTGGCAGCGCGTGTAGTGGAATAGAGGCCGCGTCCGTGGCCTTCACGCCCCTCGGCTGGCGGGCCGCGGTGGACTGCCCCGACGACCCTCGCTATCGGGCGCTCGGTAATTCTTGGGCGGTGCCCTGCGTAGCCTGGATCGGAGCGCGTCTGTACGCTCATCTCTACAGACTAAATTCTGCCATTGACGCGACCGTCAATAGCGACCACACTGTGGGCGTCGTGTAGCTATTCAGGTGCTACCACTAACCGCAACTAACGTCAACCCCCGGCCCGAGTAATAGACTATGAGCACTCTCAACAAACCCACGGAGTCCGTAATGGCCACCACCCGGCTGCGCCTCGACCCCAAGGTGCGCAAGGCTGCTCTACTCAAGGTCTCCCTCGATCTGGCGGCAAAACACGGCATCCACCACATTACTCGGGACATGATCGCTCTGGCTGGGGATGTGAGCCCCGGCCTGGTCTCGCAGTATTTGGGCACGATGGATGCCCTTCGAAAGCTGGTGATGCGCGAAGCCGTCAAGCAACAGGTGGTGCCTGTTGTCGCCCAGGGGATTGCTAACCGGGACAGGGCGACTCTCAAGGTGTCCGACGAGTTGAAGCAGAAGGCGCTCGCTTATCTGGCCCGCTGACCTGTGGCCGCCATCGTCAAAGGGCTGGCAGCCCTGGCTGCCCACCCGAATTTCATCCTCGTCAAGTTGGTGCCCAGCCGCACCAAGCCGGGCAAGCTGGACAAGTTCCCGTGTGACTGGCGCTCGGGTCAGGTGGTGGACGCCCACAACCCCGCCATCTGGATGCCGTGGGAGCAGGCGAGTGCACTGCTGCCGGCCTGGGGCACCGGCTACTGCCTGGGCTGGGTCATCACACCGGCCACGGGTATCTGGTGCCTGGATGTGGACAACTGCGTCACGCCAGAAGATCAGTGGTCGGAGACCGCCAAGCAGTTGTTTGGCCTGCTGCCGCGCGCCGCCGCTGAGTTGAGCCTGAGCCGGAAGGGACTGCACTTTTGGGGCTCAGGCCCTGTACCGCCGCATGCCAAGAAATGCGTGCCCTTGGGCCTGGAGCTATACACCGAGCTTCGCTTTATTGCGTTGACGTGCGAGGTTCTGCAGGGTGACGCGAGCGCCGACCACACTGCTGAGATTGCCAGCCTGGTCGCCTCGTGCTTTCCGCTCAGGAATGGGCCCGGGGTGGACGCCCCTGACACCGGGCCCGCAGCGGACTGGCGTGGGCCCACGGATGACGAGGAACTGCTGCGGCGGGCTCTACGTTCTGGCGGCGCGGCTGCAGCCTTCGGCGGCAAGGCCAGTTTTGCCGACCTGTGGACGGCCAATGCGCCCGCCCTGGCCCGGTGCTACCCCGACAGCGGCGAGCGGCCCTATGACGCCTCCAGCGCCGACGCGGCTCTGGCCCAGCATCTGGCCTTCTGGACCGGCCGAGATGCCGCCCGCGTCGAGCGCCTGATGAGACGTAGCGCCCTGGTGCGCGACAAGTGGGACCGTGAGGACTACATGGTGCGGACGGTCAGCGGCGCGTGCAGCCGGCAGGTGCAGGTGCTGCAGGATGACCCTGTGGTGGCCCCCACCGGTGCCATCGAGGCCCTGACCCCGCTCACCAATGACGCCCTGGCCTCGCAGTGGCTCGCGCATGCGCGGGGCCTGGACAAGGCCGGTGCCGAGGCGCTGGTGCAGTTCGTCGGGCACCGCCTGGGCACACCCACCCCGGCACTGCGCGCACAGGTCAAGGCGATCCATGACGCCGAGCAGGCCGCCGCCAGTCAGGTAGCGGTGGCAGAGGCGGCGGGCGAGCGGGCGCTGATCTTGGTGCGCCCGGACGCGCCGCATGTGGTCGCTCTGGAAATCGAATCCGCCATCCTGACCAAGGCCGAGCCTGGCCGGTTCCTGCTCTATGGCGGCGTGCCCTCGCAGATCGTCGTGCAGCCTTTACCCCAGGGAATGCCCGGCAGCACACCGGTGACGCAGATAGAGCCGCTGGGCTACTCGGACCTGCTCAAGGTGGCGGCGAGCACCAGCGCCTGCTACAAGCCACGCAAGGGTGGCGCCCCGGAGATGGTGGAGCACCCAAAGGCGGCGCTGGACATTTTGCTGCACCAAAAGTCGGGGGGAAATGCCCCTGCCGTCATGGGTGTGGTCACCCACCCTCTGGTGCGCCTGGATGGCAGCATCCTCAGCACGGGCGGGTTCGACGCCACCACGGGGCTGTTTGCCACGGCATCGGCGGCCACACCTTGCCGGGCCTACTCGCGTGACGAGGCTATGGCCGCCGGCCAGCGCCTGGCCGCCAACTGCCTGCCTGGGTTCCGGTTTGAGTCTGAGCAGGATAGGTCGGCCGCGCTGTCCGTTTTCCTCATGACAATGGTGCGCAAGGTGCTGGATACCGCCCCCGCGCTTGCCGCCCTGGCGCACGATCAAGCCAGTGGAAAAACTACACTCGCCCGTGCCATCCACATCGTGGCCACGGGGCGCGACATGCCGGTGAGCAATCTGCCCATGCGTGACAGCGACGAGGGTGAAAAGCTCATCTCCGCGGTGCTCTCGCGCAACCCCGAGATGGTCTGCTTCGACAACATCCCCGAGGGCTATGTGGTGCGCAGCAAGACCCTCACCCAGGCCCTGACCTCATCGGTGTTTGAGGCCCGCATATTGGGGGTGTCGCAGACCTTCAAGTGCCAAACCAACGTGCTCATCGCCATCACCGGCAACAATCTGACCTTCGCGGCCGATGAGCAATCACGGTTCTTGCCGGTGCACCTGACACGCCACGGCGGTGATGGTCCGCCGGATGTGCTGCGCTACTTCATGGCGGCGCGCGAACAGATCATCAAGGACGTGATCGGTGTGATTGCCGGCTACGTGCAGCATTGCGGCGGGGTGCTGGGCAAAGGCTCGCGCTTCTCACAGTGGGACCGGCTGGTCAGATACCCAATGATCTGGCTGGGTTTTTCCGATCCGGCTGCAAGTTTTGAGGAAAACGTAGCGCAGTCAGACGACAACCAGGCGCTGCACCAGTTGATGCAGGCCCTGTCGGGCATGTACCAGGGACGGGAGTTCACCACCGCGAATCTGGCCACCGCTGCGGCTGCAGGTGTGGGCGCTGAGGGCCCACTGCTGCGCCAGGCGCTGCACATGCTGGGCGTTGATCGGCTGGACAACTCGCGCCAGATCGCGCACCGGCTGGGCGCCATCATCAAGAAGCCCGTGGCTGGCATGACGATTGAGCGCCTACCCTTCAACCCGGCAATGGGGCCGCAGTTCCGTTTGAACCGGGCGACTTCTTGATCCGGCTCAGAGTTTGGCGTGGCGCAGAGGAACGCCCGCTTGCGCCGCTGCCAGGCAGGCCAGGCCCTCGCGCACCAGGCGCTGCTGCACCTGCGGGGCATTGTGGGGGCCGTGCTTTTGCGCCAGGGCGTCAAGCACCCCGGGCGGGGCGTCCACGCGGCCGGTGATGGTCACGGTAAACCCGCTTTCGTGGCGAGCTACTGCACCCTCGACCGACCACAGGGCCTGCCATTTGTAGTGGCGGCTGTTGGCCATTCAGGGCGCCTCTCGGGCCAGTTGATCGGCCAGCGCCACCAGGGTCTCGATGGCGTCATAGGGGGCGGCCATTCGCAGGGCAATGTCTCCCGCCGCGTCTCGCCGTTCCAGCGCGCCGGGTGGGAACGCGGCAGTCCAAAGAATCCCCACCTCTCTGAAGCACTCGCCCGGTATTGACAGGTTAGGCCGCTCGCTCACTGCGACGGTTCTTTGATGCGCCGGATTGCGGCTTCTACTGCCGCCGTCCCGACGCGGGCAGCCTTCTCAACCACGTCCTGATAGGTTCGCATGCTCAGGCGTGCGGCGCGCTTCAGTTCGGGCGGCAACGCAGGCCGCCCGGCCTTCTTTGGTTCGGGCGGATTGTTCATGACCAGCGCACAGTCTTGCGGCCACGGGTTGCAGTAGCCACCGTCAGCAGGTCAGGGATGCTGTCATCGTCACTGCTGACAACGATGGCCACGTCGCAAACGCCGTCCTCTGAATCGCGCGCCCACATTTGCGCGACTTCTGCCGCCGCCTTGCGCGCTTCGGCCTTGTTCTTGAACTCGCCGTTGTTCATCGCCTCGAAAAGCTCTCCGCCTGCAAAATTCACGGTGCGACCGCCTTGACCGAGGTTACCGAGGGTGTAGGTCTTGCTCATGTTCGTCTCTCCAGTTGCTGGTCAGCACCGCGCTGCCCATGAACATTAATGTACGCCATACAGCATCGGTATTGCAAGCCTTTTATGTGCGCCACAAATGTAAAGTTTCACGCTTTGGGGATGCCTCAGTGAGGGTGAGGCTGCAGTGGTGGCCCGCCATGACCGCCACGCGGGCCTCGCAGTAGCCATCGGGTTCGCCCCGTGGTCGCCACGAGGGGCGGTGAGGTGCCTGGGTCAGACGCAGGCTGCCGTAGACGCGGGAGAGGGCGGTTAGAGGTGCGCCCATGTTCAGACCCACCAGAGGGGGTCATACCCTTCCGAATAGCCGATGAAACAGGCATTGCGGAACCACGGGTTGAAGTCGCTCATTTTCTGATCGTCAATGAACATGGCGCTTACTCCCCAAGTGCGGTGCGCAGGGCCAGCGAGTGGTCGAGCAGTTCGCCCAGCGCGGGCTCGCTGCCGTCCAAATTCTCGGCGCGGATTTCCCGCAGGTAGGCGTCGAGGTCGTTGAGCATTGCCAGCACCTCGCCGTGCGACTGCTGCATGGCAGTGAAGGTGGGCAACCCAACATCCTGCAGGTAGGCGTCTGCGTTGGCCACGGCCTCGTCGCGGGCGCTAGGTTCCTCCAGCACTTCGCCCACAGGAATGGCCGGGGCGTCAGCAGTGATGGTGCCGCCCATCACTGCCATGTTCGTTGGCCACTTGTCGCCAGAATAGACCGAGGTGCTATTGCCCTCGCCGTCAATTACGAACAGGGCGAAACGGGGAGCGTTAGCCGGCTCCCGCGCCTCGGCCAGCGGGTGCTGAATCCACATGCGCAATGTACGGTCCGGGCTCTCAAAGCGGGGGCAGGCGTCGTTGCCTTCGGACACGTCGCACCATCCCGCGTCCAGTAGTTCGTGGGCCTCGGCCATATGGGGGAAATTGAAGTGCTCCACGATGTAGCGCGGCAGGCGCTCGTTGGGAGCATGCACGCCCGCCTCGATAGCGTGGATCCCGGCCGCGTGGCAGCACTCACTCATGAAGTCGATGAGGTGCTGGCGCAGATCGTCGCTGTCGCTCAGATCGGGGTCAGTCGCGTCGAACTCACCGACGAGGGATTCGTACAAGGCCACAAGGGTGGCGTGGTCGGGGGCCGCGTAGATTTCGGCCACATCGCGCTGGAAGTGGGGGAGGGAAGGGTTCAGGGACATGCTGGTTCTCCGTAGAGCACCCCCGGGCTGGGGGCATGCGTTGCATTGTGCATCGTTATTGACGCAACCGTCAATAACCTATCGCTGCGTGGGGTCATCGGCCAGGAGTGTGGCCAGGGCCTGCAGGGGGACGAGTCGGTCACGGGGGGTCACGAATGCCCATATGAGCCCCCGCCCGTCAGGCATGATGCCCACCGCCCGGCCGGGTGAGCCGGCCACTTCGCCCAGGACTTTGGCCCCCTCATCCGTGGCGTAGACCTCCAGCGTGGTCATTCGGTCACGCAAATTGGCCGCCAGAGCAACGGCCCGGGTGTGGATGTCGGCCAATTTGTGGCGGTTCAGCACCCAGGTTACCCGGGGCCAGAGACGACAGGCGGTCATTTGTTGGCTAGGAAACACCCGCCCTTGCTTGCCGAGGAGGGCGTCCATCTCGGCGACGTAGGGGGGTGGGACGCTCAGGGTCAGGGGTCGTGTGCTGTGTGTCATGGGGGCAATGTAGGGGACTATGTGCGCTGTTGACAACAGGTGCAAATAACAGATGAAGTGAGCGGCAGGGGACTACTGGGGATACAGGGGTTACAGGGGTCCGTTTCCCCGAACCACTAGGCAGAAAACACGGACTTCACATAGCCCCCATCAGTAATAGCATATTGAAAAACTACTCCTGAGCCTGCGTAGTCAAAAGTGTAAATAGTAGTGGGGGCTATGTGAAGTCCGTGTTTTCGTATGGACGTTCGGGGAAACGGACCCCTGTAACCCCTGTATCCCCAGTAGTCCCCGCCACAATCACAGTGTGGTTGACAAACAGATACTGGCCGATACTCTGCGCGGCAGTATGGGAACCAATACCAATCTCGACGACATTGCCAGCGTGATCGGCTACACCCCGACCCGCCAACTTGTCGCGTGGTATGCGGGTCGGAAACTCTACGTGCCCAGCGAGCCCCGGGAGGGTCATCCGCTACAGGTATTGCTCGGTCGGTCGGCACTGCGCCGCCTCATGCATGAGTGGGCCGGGCAGCACATCCGCATTCCAACGCTGGCCGAGGATCAACGATTGATCCGCGAGCGGGAAATTGCCGAGGCCCTTGTGGCCGGCGAGCGGGATTCGGTACTCGCCGCGCGGTTCACGGTCACCCCTGAGCGAATCGGGCAAATTCGGCGGGCGCTTACCGCCTCGGGGCTGCTGGATTGTCAGACCCTCGCCCAAAATGAAAATTGAACCGGCGAGGATTTTCAAAATCGGTCGCCCGGCCGCCGCCTGGCCGCCGCCTCTCGGGTCACCGGCCAGCACCACGAGCTAGGGAGGGCGGGCGGCGCAGGCTGCCGGGGGGTCGGCCCCTGCGGGCCCAGCGTCGCCCCTGCGGGCCCAGCGTCGCCCCTGCGGGCCCAGCGTCGCCCCT